TTATACCAGCGGCTGGGCGATCCTATTGATAAGTTCCGGCCCATCATTCCGCACGTTCCCGACGTCCTTACCCACCGGATGCCACTCGAATTCCTCGACGCATAAACCATGCGCCAGTGCTAGCTCCTCAGCCTTGAGCGGCAAAAGCTCCTGCTGCATCCAGAGCGCAGCGTACTCTGGCGATAGAACCAGAGGACGCCGATCGTGAATATCGAGCATGCCGGCAGCGCTAGATGACGTAATGACAACAAAGCCGTCGCCGTCTCGGGGTTCCAGCGAGGCGCCTCGCTGAAACCGCCCGAGCGCAGCGAAAAACATCGGCTCGCCGCTACGGAGCGTGATGTAGTAGGGCTGCTTGATCTTCGGGTTGGCCGCGTCCTTCTTCCACTCGTACCAACCATCAGCGGGCACTATTGCGCGGCCGGTTTGCCAGATATCGCGAAAGAACTTGCTAGTCGCGGCCGTTTCCACCCTGGCATTTATCGCTGGTGGTCGCTTCCCCTGTGCCCACAATGGGGCGTAACCCCACTTGACCGGCTCCATGCGCAGGCCATCATCGTCCTGGTGCAGGAGCTGAACCAGTGATTGCGGACACACGTTGTAGCGTCCGATTGGCTCAGGATTCACGCTGCCACGCAATGGCAAGGGCAGCTGCATCGCGATCTTGTCCAGGTACTCATAGGCGATTCGGTACTGAGCGAAACGTCCACACATGGGTGCCCCCGCACATCTGGTTCAATTGACCGGACTCTAGCTTCAGAATACTGTATATGCATACAGTTATGAGGTCTGTGCCATGCCCGTCCATATGTTGGGACCTGCTGCTCCCGCCACAATTGCACTGCCGTTTTTCAGTTTCTGCGTGCCCGCCGGATTCCCGAGCCCAGCGCAGGACCACATGGAGGGGAGCATCTCGCTCGACGAGCTGATGAACATCCGAGCTCCGCATACCTACCTGGCGCGCGCAGACGGGGAGAGCATGATCCAGGTCGGCATTTTCGACCGAGACATTCTGATCATCGACCGGGGACGGGAGGCAGAAAAAGGGGAGGTGATCATCGCAGCGCTGAATAACGAGCCTCTGGTCAAGATTTTCGACCGAGCCGGCAGCCAGGTCATTCTGCGCTCGGCTAATCCGAAGTTCCCGCCGCGGTACCTCCTCGAAAGCGAAGAACTCTACGTATGGGGCGTGGTGTCATACAGCATCCGAATCCATGGCAAGTACTGAGCGGGCCATCGCCCTCATTGATTGCAACTCGTTCTACGCCAGCTGCGAGCGTGTCTTTCGACCAGACTTGCGCCGTACGCCTATCGTCGTGCTTTCGAACAATGACGGCTGCGTGATCGCGCGCTCGGCCGAGGCAAAGCAGCTCGGTATCAAAATGGGCGTGCCGTATTTTCAGATCCGGCGCGACCTGGAGCGTTGGGGCGTTGTGGTGTTTTCCAGCAATTACGCGCTGTACGGCGACATGAGCGAGCGCGTCATGACGGTCATCGAGAGCCTGGTGCCTGCGGTTGAGGTGTACTCAATCGACGAGTCGTTTGCCGACCTTACCGGTGTGCCAGACGTCGAAGTGCTCGGCAGGCGGATCCGCGCTGAGGTACTGCGCAGCACAGGTATCCCGGTCGGGGTGGGCATTGGGGGGACCAAGACGCTCGCCAAGTTGGCGAACCATTCAGCGAAGCGCTGGCAGAAGCAGACGGGTGGGGTAGTGGACCTTCTCGACCCGGTGCGGCGCGACAAGGTGCTGCGCGTGACTGACGTCGGCGATGTATGGGGTGTCGGTCGCCGGATGACCGAGCACCTGAACAGGTTGGGCATACGTACTGCTTGGGATCTAGCTAGCGCGGATGCCTGGACCCTGCGCAAAAAATTCAGCGTGGTCATCGAGAAAACCGCACGCGAACTGCGCGGGACGCCGTGCCTCGATCTGGAGGAGGTCGCGTCACCCAAACAGGAGATCTGCTGCTCGCGGATGTTCGGCAAGCGCCTGCGCGAGCTTGAGCCAATCAAGGACGCAGTGGCGGCATATGCCGCTCGGGCCAGCGAGAAGCTGAGGGCACAGCAGTCCATGTGCAAGCGCGTCCGAATCAGCATCCGTACCGGCATGTTTAATCCCGACGAGCCCAAGTTCGCGAAAGGCGTCGTGTGTGAGCTGCCGTATCCCACCAACGACACCCGCTACATCATCCGGGCGGCGATCGCTGGGTTGGAACACATCTATCGCGATGGCTTTTCGTTCAGCAAGGCAGAGGTCCTGCTGATGGACCTCTGCCAGCGCGGCGAGTACACCGACGATCTATTCGCCCAAACCCAGCCCGCCGCGTCGGAGCGCGTTATGGGCGTGCTCGATGCAATCAACGCCAAGTGGGGCCGCAATACCCTCCGGCCCGGCCGCGTAACCACCGCGCCGGACTGGGGCATGCGACGGGAGATGATGAGCCAAAGTTTCACGACCAGGCTGGATCAGTTGTGGGTGGTGCGGTGCAACTAGGCGAGTGCATGCGAGGACCGATGAATTCCAGGTACTGGTTGTAGTGCGATCGCTTGCATCCGTTGACCGCTGAAAGCGTAAAGAAAAAGCCAGGCAGTGCCTGGCTCTTGTGTTGGTCGGATAGCTTACTGAAGCCAACCCTCTACCTTTTCGGCGCCGTGCTTTTCTTTCCAAGCTTTCAAAATCTTATGATTGCCACCCTTCGTCTCTACCACCTCTCCAGTTTCTGGGTTTTTGTAAACCTTAACTTGGCGCTGCCGACGAGGCGCTTGAGACGTCGGGGTGGCGCTGATGCTGGTGCGGCTGGGCTGCGGATCCAATATTGAAATAATTTCGCGCAGGCCTACGTCATATTGCCCCATCAAATTGCGGAGTTTTTCCTCGAACTCGATTTCGCGCTTGAGTTTGTCGTCATTCTTAAGAGCATCAAGCTGCTTGAGCTGGGCTGCGAGCTGGGCTTCTAGAGCTTTGAATTCGGCGAGTTTGGACATGGGTAACCTTCGGAGAACGAAACTGCTTTGTGTGTCTCAGTCTACCGCTTGGGCACGGAGGGAGAAAACTAAGGACCGACCGATTTCGTGAGTAATTCAGTCATCGAGAAGGCTGGTACAGGGATGGCGCTGCGGAGTGTTTGTCAGCCAGAGAGGTGCGTACTTCCTGACATATGAAGTGGTGGGTTAGCAAAATGGGAGGTGACCAAGCGGCGGCCGTTGCATAGAAACGTCGCGCATCCCGTAGAGGAAGCGGACGTGAGCAGGCTTCTTCTGCTTTAGCAGAGGTAGCCATGCATAGCATCGAAATTGGAGCTAGCCATTTACCTGCGGCAAATGAAGAAAGCTGCCTTTTTTGACAACAATGGCAGCCGCTTCGCGAAGGCAGTTGATCATTTTGGTCTTATTGCTCGGTCTCGCTCCACATTCGTTTCGCTTACCTGCAAACGCCCAAAATGCTCAACTGCCCCATACTTGAAGGTTTCAAGTATGGGGCGCGGGGGCATACTTGAAGGAACGCTTCGCTGCTTCAAGTATGCCCCCGCAATTTTGTTGTCAAATCATAGCCGCCAGGCGTTGCCTGGCCGAAATGGCGATTGTGCACAGACGTGAGCTGCGCCATTCGCGGGCGCTGCCGCCCCGGCCTCAATCATAAGCCCGATCACTGCGGCACACTTGTCTTACGACCGCCATGTCACATGACTCGAGTGCTGCAGTCTCGCCGTGTCACTCGTAGGGCTTGCGGCAGTTAGTGAGTGTCGATGCGCCGGGTGACCGTGCCGTGTGTCTGTCACAGTGGCGTTATGAAGCGGTGTCCGGTCTGATGCCAAAGCGCCCACGCTTCAACTGAAATTTGTGTGGCAGCAGCCGACTGTCACGGAATTCTCGTCGCAGCGGATGCAAGTTCTTCGATGGTGGACTGTGCTCAGCGATAGGGCGTGCCAACCGTCGCCGCAAGCGATGCCCGGAGTTGCGTGAAAATTCGGTTTCTTTCCTGTTGTGTTCAGAACGAAAAAGGCCGCAGATTGGCTGCGGCCTTTTATTCATCCTGTCTCATAATCATCTCCAGGCGATGATTGTTTTGAACGCTACGCGCTAGCAAGGCTTTTGCTTAGTTCTCCTTCCTCGCTTTCCGCGTCCGGCTTGGTTTGCGAGCAGCTTTTTAAAATGCTCCCAGCGGATCTGCTCGGTCTGTGCGTTGTATGTCAGTCCCCGTTCCATCTGCTCCAGTAATCTCAGACTCAGTGGCTGCTCCAGGTAATGGTCTGCTGTGACTTCTGGTGCACCACCCTCATGGCCGAGCAGATAGGCGATCGTGGATGGAGATATGCCTGACCGTTCCAGCCGAACGGCAAACGAGCGACGGAGACTTTTAAAATTGAGCCCGCCATTAACCGCCGGCGGACAGTGCTGACCGATGTATCCTGTACCCGTGCACGGCCCGCAGAAAAACCGACTTGGGTCGCGGGAGTATAGGTGCTTTGGATCGAAGCTCAGCTCGTTGAAAAGCAGAGCGTCATTGCCATCGGCCTGGCGCCGTTCTTCTACGAAATTTAGAAAGCCCATCTCCACTAGCTTCGAGCAGATTGGAATCTGCCGAGCCGACGGCCCCGTCTTCAACGACTTGTTGTAGCCATTATCGTTGATATCGATAAGGTCTACGCCGTGGACATCCTGGATCACATCATGCACACGTAGCTGGCAGAGCTCGTTAAGCCGCGCGCCGGTATAGAGCCCAAGCGGGAGCAACCAAAACCGATAGGGCTTGGCGTCCTGGTTGATTTTCGGCAGGTCGCCTGCGAGATACTTTCTGTAGGGCCAGCCTGAGAACATCTGATTCAGATTGCTATCCAGAAATGGCTTGGTGATTTCGGCGTGTTTTGTATTGCAGGTCGCGACTTTGATCGCCTCGGTAATCAGCTTGCTCTCAAGTGCTTCGTCCAGCATTCGATTGAACAACTGATAGTAGGTCGTGAGGTTTGCGCCTTTGCTACCCGACGCAGCGTTCTGCTTGAGTAACGACGGTAGCTGATCCTTCAGACGCTGTACGTCGGCCCGATCAAGCTCAGCAACTCGGCGGGTAGGATTATCTTGCGTCAGAGCGATTTTTAGTTTCTCCATCCGCGCTCGAAGCATGTGCTCGGATTTCCCTGCGTAATTGTTTTCTCGCAGAAAGCGGGACAGCGTTATGTCCATGAACTCGGTAAGCAAAGGAGAAGACTGAAAGCGGTTTATCGCATCCGTAATCGCTGAAATGTTTGCCAACGCGATTCGCAAGTGTTCTTCATGGCCGGGTTCGACGATAAGACTCAGGCCTTTGTAAAAAGGAATGGAGAGGGGGGCAGTTACATTCATATATACCTCACAGTGGGTGAGGCTTGAGATTATTACTGGATGGATAAACAGTCAAGATAATCTATTAGGATTTACCATGCGATAGTTTTTATTGACAACTTGTCAATAATCGCAAGATGAGCAAAAGGTAAGAGCGAGCCCCTACCTTTTATTAGCTGAATATTATGCGTACGTTTTCCAGTGTCGCTTAGCAACCCGCACGCTGGGGAAGGGGGTGCCAACCGGGCGACCGACATTGAAAACGCCCTGGCGTTCTCGTAACTCTTGATAGTGCCGGTAATGGATGTGTCCCAGCCCTAGCCCGAAATCGAGCTTGTCGAGCTCGTCTTTGAGCACGTCAGACGGATAGCAGTCGCCGTACCCACCGGTGGTACTTTTATCCGAGTGGCCTACAAGCGCTTTGGCTTTCGCCAGGTCAAGGTTCTGTCTGCGAAATTGATTGATAAAGGTGTGGCGCAGACCGTGGTACGTCAGGCCGTCATCTCCCAGGCCGCAAAGCCCAAGGTAACCCCGGCTAATCTGGCTTGAGCCGAGAAACCAACGGCTCGCAACATGCCCGGGAGAAAGGTCGCCGTATACCCGAATATTGTCGAAAAGCGGAGCCTTGCCGTCTCGCTCGACAGCTTCCAGGCGTGCTTGATGAAACTCCAGGAAGCCCGACTCGATAAGCTGCCGGTGAATCGGCACCAACCTTTCCGAATCGGACGTCTTCAGCTGTTTCGACCCGCTTCGATTGATGCTGATGAGCCAGACGCCGAGTTCTTGCCGAATGTCTTCGAGCCGTAGCTGGCACAGCTCACTTAGCCTTGCGCCTGTAAAAAGGCCAAGCAGCGGCAGCCAAAACTTGTAGTCATCCAAGCGCCAGCGCGGCGGCGTGGTCAGTGTGTAGGCCGGACCGTGAAGAAGTTTCTCGATCTGGCTTGGGCTATACGTGCGCTTCCTCGGCGCCTCGGCTCCTTTGGTGCTGAATGCCAATCCGGCCGCGATATTTTCGGTGATGTAACCCTGATCATGAGCGTAGGTGACAAGGGCCCTTGCCAGCTCAAAAAACTTTTTCGCAGTGCGAGGGTTGATTGGCTCGAACTTACCGTCGCTAATGATCTTACTTAGCGGCTGGTTACGCGTGGCACGGAGGCGATGCCGGTTCTTCGGATAGCTACGCAGATGATCGCGTAGCGTGTTGAATTCAGCGCGAGTCAGCGTCTCGACTTGCCGGTGCCCGCCAAGCAGCTCGCACAGGCCTTCCAGGCGGGCCTTTGCGGTAATGCGAGTCCGCGGGTTAGCCCAGGCGCCTTCACGAATTTGCCGTTCTTCGTATTCCTTTACCAAAGCTGCGAGGCTCAACCCTGCGTTTGAACCACGCGCCGGCGAGACAATGCGATCGTTGACGGAGGGTTGCGTAAAGAGGGTTTCAAGCTTGGCTTTCTGCGCGTCGGGCAGAACGCTCCCGAGCGCATTCAGCAACGCGAGCGTGCCTGGATCCTGTGGCGGTGCCACAGCATCTGTCGGCGAGTTCAGCTCCGGAATCGTCTGCATAGGCTCGGCGGTTGCAGCAGAACCCAACATCCGCCGAACCAGGTCACCGATTTCCTGCATGGCTTGGGCGTAAGGATCTTGGTGATCGTCTTCCTGAAAGTAACGCAACAGCACCTTATCAACCTTCTGCAGCGTATACGTCAGCATGAGGACCGCAATGATGATGGAGCTAGTGAGCAGCTCAACCCGAAAGCTTTTCTTTTCTCTCAGATGCGCTTTCATGCACAGCGGATCGAGTTCGATAAGCATCACATAAAGCCCCGATCCCTCCTGCACCAAGAGCGCTCGATCAATGATGCGGAGCTTCAGATGCATCGCGTTGGCTTGCTGAAGATGAAAATGCAAAGCTTGCCGAGATTGCGGTAGTGCTGGGGGGATGTGCATGAGATTCCGACCCTGGTCTGGGCGGGCATGGCACAGGTATTCATAAAGCGTCATCGCTGCAAATGCAGGAGATTCTTTCGAATAGCGCCCTGGGGAGGGTGGGACGGTCTCGAGTACATCAAGGGCGGCGTAAATGTACCGGGCAGCGTCGCTCGCCACGTTCTGGTTGTTGGTTCCGAGCGGCCAGTCAAAGCGTACGAACCCGACCCCAAGCGCTTTTACCAGTGCGGGCGTTGGTGTCAGTGCGAAGAAAATTTCGCCCCCTGGCTCGTGGCTATAGAGCACTACACGCTCGGCACTCTCTTTCATCATGCGAGCGTGGGCGACCGAAAGGTCTTGGTTCGCGAGCTTCATGGGCGACGGACGGACTTTCCAAACCCGGTCGGCGAATTTGAGTGCTTCCGCTACCGCTAAGTGAAACCTTTGGAGGTCAACCAGCAGGCGGTCAGAAAAGAGCTCGACATAGTGCTCGGTTGCCTTGGCAAGGAACTGCTCGAAAGAAGCATTCAGGTACTTAGCGAGATCGCGGGCCAGGGCTTCGTCGTGGCTGAGCGACCACCGGATTTGCGCAGGCAGTTTCGGGTTGGCCGCGAAATGCTTAGGGAATGTGAGGTAGTACTGGAAGCCAGTGTTGGCTTGATAGACCAGGTGGGGGACACCCGTTTTGCTTTGGCGCTTGGACATGATGGCATACCTTTTGGATTCACAGACGGACTGTGAGTAATCCAATGCCATCAAATCTGGGCTGAAACCCGCGTTCTAGACGGGTTTCAGTGTTGAATTGGTGGAGCCGGGGGGATTTGAACCCCCGGTCAATGCCCGTATTCGCTGGGCTGTAGCGTAGTGGTAGCTGAAATGTCGCTGAAACTGTGTTTTAGAAGCGCTCATTCGGCAGTTGCTGGGTTCAGTTCCTCCATAGGGATTTGAACCGGCGTCCCGAACAGCTCTGCCGCCTTGCTGCCTGACGTGTCGCCATCGTTCGGAATGTATCGGCCATAGACGCGGGCGATCATCACCCAGCTACTGTGGCCCATTTGTTTTGCTACCCACATTGGATGCTCGCCGGCGCTCAGCATCATCGATGCGTAAGTGTGCCGGGTCTGGTACGGGTTGCGGTAGCGGACCTTCGCCTTGCGGATGGTCGGAATCCAGAATGACTTCCGGATAGCCTGGTCTCCGTCGAAGGGTTCGTTGTAGCGCGGATCATGGAAGACTGCCCCGCCTACTATATAGGTGTGCGCCTTCTGCGCTTCCAGCGCGGCCAGCGCCATCGGCAGTAGCTTCACGTCCCGCAATCCCGCCGCCGTCTTCGGCAGCTCCGCTTCCTTGGCCGCCTTGGTCAGTCCTCGCGATATGCGCGCCTCCCCCCGCAGCCAATCAATATCCCCCCACTCCAGCGCCACAAGTTCCGATGTGCGCAGCCCGGTCCAGAAAGCGAACTGCAGTAGGTTCCGGTATTGCCCGGTCGCCGCTGCCAGGATCGCGGCCTGTTCTTCTTTCGTGAACGGGTCGATCTCGTCTTCCGCCTTTGGCTTGCCCTTCACTGAGTAGGTCCAGCCGGCCAGCGGGTTCGCTTCGATCAGCTCATCATCGACCGCATCATTGAGCGCCGACCGCAGGCAGCTTTGCACGTTGGCCAGCCGCTTGTTCGAGGCGTCCATCTTGGCCAGCTCATCTCGCACCATCTTGCGCGTGAGCGTCACCAGCGGCGCATGGCCCAGCCTTGGAACCAGTACGCCGTTCACGATCTTGCGGTAGCCGTCCAGGGTCGACGCCTTCAGGTGCGCCTCCTTTCGGGCCAGCCACTTTTCGAGATAGTCGGAGAGGGGAATAAGCCCGGTCTGGTGCCCGTGCTTTACAGCGCGCTTTGACTTGGGGAAAGTCGCCGCGTAGTCGAAGGTGCCGTTATAGATGGCAAGCTCTACCGCTGCCTTGTGCTTCTCGGCACGCTTCAGATTAGCGGGGCTGGGCTCAAGTGGGAGACGCTCGCGACACTGCGTCCCTTCGTACATGAAACTGATTTCAATGCTGGACGCCGACGCGCGCCGGACTCCATTCCGCTTTCCACCCATGCTTCGTACCCTTCCACGCTGATCAGCACATGGCCGTCTGGTGCCTTGATCCAGATTTCACCCAGGGGCCAGACTCCTTTCGAGAGCTTGGACCGGATTGCGTGCTCAGTGTAGCCGGTTGCCTCTGCAAATCGCTTGATGGTCTGATATCTGGCCATCCCTCACCCCCTCACCGTTACGCCGGCTGCTTCGATGGCGGCGCGGCAGGCATGACGCATCCCGTTCGCCGTCAAGGCTATTGCCTCGGACTGCTCGAATTCGTCCGGGTCGTCGTCTTCGTCTATGTCTGGCATCGGAACGGCAGGAGGCAACACCACTGCCTGCTCCCGCCGCGACGCCACCCACACATTCCGCATCTGGTCCTTCACGTCCTTGAACTGCTCGCGGTGAGGCTGCCTGTCCCACCACGCCTCGAACTCTGCCCGCATCTTGTCTGTGTGCTGCATGTTTATCTCCTAGTGGCCGACCGGCTCCAGTGTGTGAAGGTCCAGCAGCGTGAAGCGCCCGGATGGGTGCCAGCCTGCCGTGTCGATGTGGTAGACGTTTCCCAGCAATACCGGCGCCTTGAGCGGCGTATGCCCAACGACTACGGCGCGTACGTTCTGCACGAATGATTCATCCCGGTCAGTGATGCGTTTGCGGGACCACTGGCACATTGCGCCAACGTGCTCAGCTTCCGAGCCGCCTTGTTCAAGCGTGCTGATCAGGTCGCTCCAGTCGCGGCGCGGGCAGTCGGCGTGAATGAATCCGACCACGCCCGCCGCCGTCTCAACCTCGACAACCAATGGAAGCTCGGACAGCTCGGCAGCGATCTGCCCGCGCTCATCAGATTGCAGGCAGTAGAACCACTGGCCCCCGTTGATGAAGTGCAGGTCGGTCGCTCCAAGGACGTGCGAGTCGATGGTCATCTGCTCGTGATTGCCGCGCACAGCTTGAAACCAAGACTTATCCATCCACTCGGTTGCCTTCTCGCTTTCGTCGCCCCGGTCAACCAGATCGCCAACCGAGAACAGTCGATCTACAGCCGGATCAAAGCCGATCCCGTCCAGCGCCCGCTGTAGTTTCGTGAAGCATCCGTGAATGTCGCCCACGGCAAAGTCCCGGCCCGCCGTGTTCTTGGCGAACCGTTTGATTAGTCCGGACACGTGCAAATCCTCCCCGCCCGACTCTCGTCGGCAGGCTGTGTGTTTGGGTGGGGTTAGGGGGTTAGGGGATCTGGGTCAGTGCAAGCGCATAAGCGAAGCCGACGATCAGCCATTGAGCGCAGAAGAAACGCCAGAACGGCAATGGCCAAAGCAGAACGGCCAGCGCGGTGAATATGGCGCTCGCGATGATTGTCAGCTGCATTCACGCCTCCTTCGCAGCCATGGCGGCGCGGGCTAGCCTCTGAAAATATGGTTCACCTTCCTGCCTCGCCATCTGCTGGGTGAACGCCATGAGCGGGCGGATTCTGTCCTGAAGTCGACCGTTCTCGACCTGCAAGTCGCCCATGCGATCCTCAAAGGCGGAAGCGTTGCGTCCGGCGCTTTCTGCGCGCTCCTCGGCATCCTGCAGTGCCAGCTCCAGATCCTCGACCGTGCCACGAAGCCTATCCCGCTCGGCCTTCAGCGCGCGGATGTTTGCGTGCACGTTCCCGACATCCGGGTCGCCGTTTTCATCCGGTGCAAACTCGTTTGCGTAGGCCATGCGTGCCGCTGCAAGGCCGTCCCGCTCGGCGGTCACGGCTGACAGGGCGTCCTGCTGGGCGAGCATTTCGTCGATTTCTTTAAGTCGGTCCTGCGCATCACTACAGTAAGCTGGGTCGGCCCCGCGAATATTTGCCCATATCAACTTCTGGCAAGCGTCCAAGTCGCGATGCGTGCGCTTCAGCCAATCCCTATCAACCAATACCTTGCTCATTCGACTGCCTCCAATGCCGTTGCCGGGTAAATCTGCACGCTGTTGCGATGCGCGCTGCTCTCGACTGCGTAGCCTTCCTTGGTCTGCTCGGTCGAGTACCAGCCAACCACGCGGCCTTCCCACTCGCTGCCGGTGGACTTCTTCACGAGGTCGCCCATGCGGAACTTGCCTTGCGGGGCGGTCTGCGCGATGGGGACGGCGTAGAGCGGCACTCGCGAACGGCCTTGCGAATTCCACACTGCGCAGCTCGCACTGCAATCTCGAACAAGCGCCTTTAGTTGCTGAGCATCGGCCCAAGCCACAGGCTGCTGCTCGGTCTGCGCGGGGCGGGTGTATTTGATGGCTGTGCTGAGCAGATGCTGCGCCCGCACCTGATCCCCATCGGCGACAGCCTTGCTGATTGCAACAAGCTGGTCCTGCATGTCGAACTCCCGCTCATCCTGCGCCGCTGCTTGCTCTACTGCCGCCTGCCCATCCCTGAACCCCTGCGCTGCGGCTGTGGCCATTTCGACTGCGGTGTAGGTGTCGGTGGGCTCGGCCTGCTGGGATAGGGCGGCGTCGATGCTGTGCAGGAACGCCGCGGTGCCGCTGATCCTGTATGAGCTGTTCGCCAGCAGCGCGCGCAATTGGCGCAGCAACCTGCGCAGCCTATCGTTCTCCGCCTTCGCAGCCCCCAGCTCAGCGCCGATGCTTGCTACTCGTTTCAGTTCGCTCTGTGTCATGTCCTTTGTCCTGTGTTGGTGGGCGGCAGCGGAAACAGGCGCATTGGCCGATCCGCTTGCCGTCCGTGCGGCAGTAGATGGGTGCGTTCACAGCGGTAGCGACTCCTGCACCGCAAGGCATTCGGCCTCGCCGTGGGGCAGCGGCTTGTCCTGCCAGCAAATAAGCGCGACCAGCTCGTCAGTCGGCGTGTCGGTCACGTCCATCCAGTCGCTGTGCGTGGCCTTGAGTTCGTTCGGGTGCAGCCAGCGCGAGTGCGTGCGATCCGGCGAAAGGCAGTAGCGGAATCCTTGGTCGCGCAGGGTCATTTCCTGCGGCCTCCGTGCGTTGTGGCCGTCCAGCCGGCGCTGGATACCTGGTTGCCGTGGTCAGCAATCAGGCTGTCGATCAGGGCGCCCATGTAGGCGACGAGGCCAGTGACTGTTTCGCCGCGGGCGGTCGTGCTGTGCGTGTGCTTCTCGCCGTTGGGCAGCACGAACCACGCGCTGGCGTTCCAGTCGGAAGGGCGCCGGGGCTCCGTGCCGCGAACAACTGGCCGCGACACTCGGTTGTCGATGGAGTAGAGCGTCACGATGCAGCTCATGGCTGGCACACCTCCAGCAGATTGCCCGAACTGAGGCGCCCGAGCGGCGCGGCTATGAACCGGTCTTTGTCATGCACTACGCACCATGGCTTCCCTGTGCTGGATGCCTGTGCCGCTGCGTGAATGATTGCGTCGATCGCTTCGCTGAATCTCATACCATCTGCTCCAGTGCCCGGCGGGCGAATGCCGCCAGCTCCCGCTTCGGATCGCGCCGGCGCTTGAGTACGGTCGTCGGGTCGTGCCAGCGCTTGCGCTCAATGGGCTTCACTTCGCGGAAGCCTTCGACCTGCTGGATGGGTACGCCTGATTCGGCGACGAGTCGTGAAAGCCAGGCAGCATCAGCCGCCCGGCCCGCTGGGGTTAGGTTGCAAAATGTCATGGGATGTACCGGGGAGGAGGGCGCGCTTGGCGCCCGGGTGGATAGTTACCAGGGAATGTCGTCGTCGAATCGATCATCCTGCTGTGGCGGCTGCTGGCTCGACTGCTGCCGCGGAACTGGCTGCCGCGCCGCCTGATCCTGCGATGACTCTTCGCGCTTCCCACCGATCAGATCAATCGTGTTCACGCGGCAGGTCAGGTAAGTTTTGCCTTCATGCTCGCGGGTGCCCAGCTCGCCGCTGACCGCAACCTGCTGGCCTTTTACCAGGAACTCGCTGAGCCGCGACTCGGCTTGCTTGCCCCAAAGGGTGCAGTCGATCCAGATGGTTTGGGCCTTGTCGCCCCAGCCGGATTTAACGCCAACCCCGAAGCTCACCATAGCCGTCTGGCCTGTCCCTACGCGGCAGTCCTTGCCCAGATTCCCCGTGAACGAAAAGACATTCATGCCGCCTTACTCCTCATGCGCTCTCGCATTTCGTGTTCAAGTTCTGCCAGCTCTTCGAGGAAGAGCTTGATCTCGGTTTCCATCTGCCGAATACGTGCCTCGTCGCGCTCCAGGCGGAAGCAGGCGTACTGCAGTTCATCCGGCAGCCGGTCGTCGAAGGTCACGAAGTCGACCCACTCCAGTTCGGCGCAAGCCATCTGCGCGAACATCTGCCATTCGTACTGCGGGTCATGCTTGCCGGATTGGATGGTGGCGACGTGGGTGGCCGTATTCGGGCATTTGATTTCGAGGCCGCCTCGGGCCGACAGGATCAGGCCGTCAGGCGAAGCACCGAAGCCTTCGATCGATGGGTGCAGGATCAGGCCGGCTTCGGTCACGTCTGCGTCCGCATACAGCTCGTAAGCCATCCTGGCTATCGGCTCCAGTTCGTTGCCGCGCTGCATGGCTGCACTGGTGAAGCCTTCCTCGCGCTTGCCTGTCAGCCGCTCGCAAAGCAGCTGCATCATGTAGTTCTGGCGCGTAGCAGAAGGGGCGCCTCCGCGCCCCTTTGCCATTACGTCTCGAACCCGGCTAGCCGTGACCCGGCCAATTCTGGCAGCAAACCATGCTTCACTTTGCTGTTGCATAACGGCAGCCCTCCAGCTTTCCGCGCTTCATTCGAAGATGCGCGGCGCCTCTTGTCAGTCCGATTTTTTCTGCATAGTCGACCAGAGGCATCCGCCCAAGCGGAGTTTCCAGGACGGTAAACACCTTAGTGTTTCGAGCTTGTTGCTTGCTGGTTGCCCATCGGCAGTTTCCAGGTTCGTACCCCTTCGTACCGTCAATACGATCAAGGCTTTGCCCTTCTGGACGCTCGCCCATGTCTTCAAGGAAGTTCTCGAAAACTAGCCATCGCTCAGCGAATCCGATCCCTGCGGCGCCGTATCGATAAAAATCCTTGCTCCTAGGGTTAGTTGCGCGGTCCTTTGCAGACTGCCAACTGCTGTATGTTCCTGAGCGCCTATGTCCATGCGAAAGGTTTGGCTTGTTCTCTGCGGCAAGGCATCCGCATGACCTGGTGTAGCCACCCTTTACCCTGCTATGCGACACAACGGCCTCATTGCCGCAGGCGCACCGGAATCTGGCTAGCCGATGGCCATCCTTTGTCTTTTCTCCGGTGAACTCAACGAAGGTGAGCCGTGATTCAGTTTGCTGCTGCATGGTCAGCCTCCTGCACCTCGCCTTCGATCGGTGCTGGTTGTGCGCTCAGTGCGGCCTTGCGGGCCTCGACAGCGGTCTTGAATGAAGAGAACGACGACACGTCTTTAGCGGCCTGCATCTCTGCTTTGCCTGCCAACCAGACGCTTTGCAGCGCTTCCAGCGATTCGGCGTTTACTACCTGGGCGATCCACTTCTCGGCCAGCTCGCCGCCGCGTGGCTGCTCGTTCACAGATGCAAGCCCCTCTCCTGAATCGGTGTTCAGGTGATGGATCGCCTTGTCGAGCCGGTCAGTCTTCGGCCAATACTTGTAGGCGCGCTTGACTACGGTCTTCTTCGCCATCTCGCCGTAGTCCGTCTTCCATGGCGAAGATCTGCCCGACTTCACCGACTGCGACCGATTCATAATCGAATCAATCTCGTCTCGGCTCATGCAGGTTGTCAGGTAGTCGCCGTCAGCTGTCTTGACGACTACGTACACGCCGACGATGGCGCCGCGGTCCTTCGAGAACGGGTTGTACTGGTGCGCCGGGGGCTTATCGAAGCCATTTAAGGCGAATGAGTCGTTCTGGTAGACCAGTTCGGCCTGAGCCCAGCGAATCGAGCCGGTAGCCATGGCCAGGTCCATCAGCCCCATGTAGCTGATGTCGAGGCATATCTTGCCGTCTCGCGGCACCAGATAGGCCTGCCGCTTTGCCGGGTTCAGACTGATACCGATGGCTGCGATGTTGGTGACCGCGTTCACGACCGACTGGCGGTTGTTCATTGCGATCTTGGTGGCAAAGTCATTGCCTTGGATGGTCTGTATTGCGAACTCGGCTTCCCGCTCGAAGCTGAGCGTCTTGTCGGTCAGCACCTGGGCGAATGAATCGCGCGCGCCGTAGATGTCCTGCGCGATGGTTAGGGCGTTGCTCATCGGATCTACCTCAGTAAGTGATCGGATTTAGAAAATAAGGTGAATCGCCGCCTCGCCAGCCAGGCCGATCAGCAGCACGCCAGCCAGCACGCCGAACCCGGTAAGGGTCCACCACGCCGCTGCGAATGAGTGGCCTGTGGGTGTGTCGTCGTAGGGGAGGTAGGCGGTTGTCATACTTCACCTCGCGCTTTGGCGATGGCGGCGCGGGCCAAGTCGCCAGCCTTTGCGTGGCCCATCTCTAGAAGGCATTCAAGCGCCCTCAGCAGATCAGGTGCGGCCGCGATCAGGTCCGCATTGGCTCTTTGCTGAGGGCCGTAGCCTGAATCCGCCTCGGTCGGCCCGACAGCCGCGACCTCTTGAACCAGTCCGCCGCCAATCCGCGCCTCGACATACAGCGTCATGTTGCCAGTCACAAACCAAGGGCCAGGTGTGTGTTTGCTCATCTGATTGCTCATAGCGGCGCCCCGTTGGTGATTCGATCTGCAAGGCCTTGCGCTACAGCCAGCAGCGTCAGCACTGCCAGGCCGTAGCCGTAGAACTTCCAGAAGGCTATGCGCTTGGCGCGCTGGTATTGGCTAGCCATCACACACCCCCCAATAGCGCCACGTAGGCGAGAGCCGCTAAGAAAGGCGCCACTCCGCCATACAGCAGGAAGGCGCCGGCTAGGTTCTTGAGGGTCATGCCGCAGTCCTCACGGTGAATTTCGTCTTGAGCGTCCATGCCTTCGTGACCGCGTGATTCATCCGCAGATAAAGGCTCGTTTCGATCTGTCCGGTGTCGCGCAAGGCTTTCAGGTAGCCGTACAGCACGTTGCAGTGGTAATCGGCAGTTGCTGCGTACCTGGCGCCGCGTAGGTGCTTGAAGTGCTCGCGAATGGTGTCTTCGGTCTTCATGCTGCCTCCCGCTTAATCTCTTCGGCGTGTTCGCGGCGCCGGTTGGCCTCGTGCTTGAGGAAGTCGTCTATCCGGTCATCGCAGTAGGCGATGAAGGAGGCGACGGTCTTTTCGTCCAGCTCCTCCAGCTGCCCCTGAATGGCTTCTTCGAGCGAGCAGGACTCATCCGGGCACGGGTATTCCCGAACCCCTGGTTCGTGTCTGTACATGGTGGATACCTCTGTGCCCGGATGGGCTGGGGAATGAATGCCTGCTACCGATTCCCGGCAGGCGCTAGGCAGGAGTTGTCTTCCGTGACGCCGGATCGGCTCCAGCTGATGGTCATGGCGCTACCAGCACCGGGCGCCCTCGGTTATCACAGGCCCGTTAGGGTCTGGCCTGGCTGGCTCAGGGTTTATGGCGCCACCACTCCCACGCATACAGCGCGGCGAGGGCGCTGCAGATGATCAGAAGTTCGGGGAGGGTTAGCATCCCTCTCTCCATTCTGTTAATCCCCGCTGCAGCCTGTAGCCAAGCTGCGGGGGTGGGGTTAGGCGTTCATCGCGGCTTGAATGAAGATCCGCGCCGCTTCAGCATTGATGGCGTTTCCGTAGGCGCGCAGGCGTCCCACTCTGGAGGGAGCCCCATCAACAAGCGCGGGAGCTCCGGATTCAGATATCCAGGTCGGCCAAATGCCCTTTGCATGAATTCGCTCAATGGCACGCCACGCGGATGCAACATCCGGCGAGCCAGTAGTTCCGCCCCGTATCGCCCGCGGTAGTCTCGCGAGGTAGGCGTGGGGAGCGCAGGCCAGCCAGTAGAGCCTGTCTCTGATGTGCGGAGCACCGACGCCCGCAGACGGGAACGGGACGGCCCCGAAGGCGTAACCCAAGGCCTCCAGGTCAGCTTGTACAAGGTCGACCCAAGCGTCTGCGTCCTTGCTCGCAACCTGCTCTCCAGCGACGATTGCAGGTCGGCACTCTTGGATGAGCCAATGGAAGCTTGGCCAGAGATGCCGCTCGTCAGCAAACCCAGCTCCTTTGCCTGCCGTGCTGAAAGGCTGGCATGGGCAACTCCCGGTCCATACAGGAACGTCATCTGGCCATCCGGCTCGACGAAGAGCGAGGGACCAGACTCCAACACCTGCAAAGAAGTGGCATTGCGTGTAACCGGTGAGGTCTGAAGGGCAGACATCCTCGATGCTCCTCTCGTCTACGTCGCCAGGCGCGATGTGGCCGGCTGCAATCAAATTGCGGAGCCACTGCGCCGCGTACGGGTCGATCTCGTTGTAATACGCGGTCATGTGCGCCTCGCTTGTTAGTCCATCAAGCCACCAACTCCACCTCATCCACTCGCTTAACCCTTGTCAGCGCCCCACCGTGAACGGCAGATCGGCGCGCTGGCCTACCGCCTGCCTTCCATACGGGAACTGCTCTGTGCCCCTGTCCTTGGGTACTAGCGATAGGGCGGGGCGGGGTGGCGCGGGTTGCTTGGTGGGCTTCATAAGTGCCTCCTTGAACTGCTAAGGAATCCTCAGTAGTTCGTTTCGGTTGTCTTCCCAATGGCCACTCTCGCGAATGGGCATCAGGAAACTCTGTCGCTCGTCTCGTGCGCTCCGTGCCCGCTGCTGATTGCAGGTCGTGAGGCTTCGATTGGTTGGCGGTGGGCTTCCCTCGCACGCGCCTCGATCAGCGTTGGCGTGTGGTCATCGGGTATATACAACCTGCTGCGTACAGCCCTGGTGCCGGTTGAGTGAGGCACACAGCAGGAGGTCCTGCGCCCCTCATAGCCGAGGCTCGGGGCGCTAATTCGATTCGGTGTTTCTGGCCTCCGTTACGTGCCACGGTGGGCTTGGCTGAACTGTCAAGGAATCCTTGGTAGTTCGATCTCGTTGCGCGTCTGCCGGAGTCATCTCTCTGCCCGCTGCCGCTACTGGCGTCGCATCGGGTGGCTGCGCAACTTCGCGTGGCTGCATGTGGAGCCACGGCCAGTTCCAGAGCTGGCATGGGGCGGGGAATTTGTGGATCGCGCTGTATGCCGAAGCAGACCCCGCCGCGATGTTCCCAATCTGTTAAAGAGCGTTCCGGGATCACCCGAGGCCTCTTGAGGCCCTGAAGCGTGTTTCGCTTCGATGGGAGAAATATTACCGGGGGAATTTAATATCTGCAATACCTGCGGTAATAATTTTTCATGCGGGCGCGGAAATGCCGCCAGACGGCATGCCAGGGGAGGGTTTTGTTTCGGGCAATAAAAAGCCCCGCTAGGTGCGGGGCTTGGGGTTAGCTCTCAGGGCTACAGATCGCCGTCATAACTGTGCGCCACGTACTGTCCAATGACCGATACGTGCTCAAGCTGTTCGGGGCTCAGGCTTTCTTCTGGATACTTTGCTGCATTGTCCGAGCGGATGATGAGGCCGCCATCGAACCTTTTATAGAGGCGCTTGATTCGCAGCTGGTCGCCGTAGCGGATGCCGTAAACCTTGCCGTCAATGATCTCGGTCGAGTCGAGATTCAGCGTCACCTTTGATCCGCTCGGCAGGGTGGGCCACATTGAATCGCCCACCAGAATGAAGTCGTAAAGCCGGCATGGGTTCAGTCGTTTGCGGCGCACCCAGTCCATCCGGTATGCGTTGCCCTGGTCGCGATGTACTTCTTCTAACACCATTTCCCCGCTTCCGGCGCTAAACCGGACTTCAACCCGAGGGACAATGATGAACTGATCGTCCGGCAAGTCCTCGGGCGCCTCCCAAGCTATGACGTTGGACATCTGGAACGGCCCTTCGGCCAGTTCTTTCTCTGCCTGGTTGTTGGCGTCTTCGTCCGCTGTCGCATGGGTCAGCCTTGCAATCTCATAAGCAAGTCGCGGGCTGAAGGTCTCGACAGGGATTCCATAGATTCTGGAAACACCGGCAGCAAATGCCATGTTCAGAGCTAATCGGCCGTTCAGGTAGTTGCTGAAGGCTCCTTGGCTTATTTCTAGACGAGCGGCGGCCTGCTCCTGAGTGATGCGCTCGGATCTCGGTTTGCCCGCGTTGAAGGCCTCGATAGCAGCCTTCACGGCGGCGCACTCGGCCAGCTCCCACGACTCTAGGTCGCGTTTCCTGCTGGTGTCTTTCATAACTTCCATTTTATTCCCGCCGTGCATATTTTACTAATACCGTAGGTATTGACGCAGGCATTTCCGGAGGTAATAATTAGGCCTAAGAATCCACTTAGGGCTATCCCTCCATGCAAAGCATCCCCCTCACCAAATTTGCCGACGAGCTTGGGCAGGCCAAGGCAGCTCAAGCGCTTGGCGTTACCCAAGGATCTCTCAGCAAAGCGTTGAGGGTAGGCCGGCATGTGTTCGTTATCCGTCACGAGAGCGGTGCCTATGAGGCTATGGAGCTTCGCTCGTTCCCAGCTCAAGGCAGATCCAAGCAGGGCGCAAGTATTGAGGCCTGGCTAGAGGCTTTGTGCCCTCGCTCAAACCAAGCCGCATAACCAATTCGAAACCGCAGAAGGAAATTGCCATGTACATGGACCCAAGCCAGAAACGTTCTATCCCCGTCAAGGTTCGGTTTGAGCCTGTTCTTGACCGAATCCTGCGCAAAGCAGCCGACAAGTCCAGACGCCAGTACGCGACCTATCTGTACGAAGTAATCGACTGGGCCATCGCCAATGGAGCTATCGAGGAGCTGATGCAGGACCGGGAAGAGAATATCGCGGGCTGAAGCCCCTATGGAGGGCCGAATGCATTTTCAAAGAGAAAACCTGCCCGCAGAGGCACGGGAAAAGATCACCGCACTTATGAATGCCAGGGGCTGGAGTTTTGAGCAGGCCATCAACGAGATAGCAATTGTGGGGGTAGCGAATGGCGCGACCTCCGCAGTTGGCCGGCACAAGGCTCCGGTTCTTCATCTGGTGGCCCTGAATAGGGACTCCGGGAGGGGCTGAGCAAGACCCTGAATAGGGTGCGTCCGAGGCCCTCTTAGGGGGCTTGAAAAAACCAAGGCAATAAAAAACCCACCGGACAGGGTGGGTTCTTCAACCAACGAAACGAGATAAACAACATGACCATTGTAGCTATAGACCTTTTCAAGAGCAACACCATCCCGGCCGTGTCGGTTGTGGACATTTCCCCAGAGCAAGCCCGCCAGTGGCTGAACCTCAACATTGGCAACCGCCCCGCCAGTCAGGCCCACGTTGCCAAGCTTGAGCGCTCCATCCGCGAGGGAAAGTGGAAGATGACGGGCGACCCGATCCGCTTTTCCAAAACTGGCAAGCTGATCGACGGTCAGCATCGCCTCCAAGCCATTCTTAACTCTGGCTCTACAGTTCAGTGCGTGGTTATGCGCGACCTCGAAGACGAGATTTTTAACGTCATCGATAGCGGCAAGTCGCGTCAGAAGTCGGACATTCTGTTTATCGAACTCGGGCTGCCGGTTGAAACCTGCAAAGTCCTAGCGTCGGCTTGCGGCTGGGTCATCGACTATGAGCGTGAGCAGTATGGGTTCCATGGCAAGGCCGATAAGTCGGATGTTCTGGAATTTGTCACGGCCAATCCCTCGCTGATTGAAAGCGCGATCTACGCGCAGGCGCTCCCGCATCAGTCTCCCGTTCCACGCTCGATTGCCGCCTTCTTCCACTTCTACGCCAGTCGCCGCAATCAGCACAGCGCCGAGCGATTCCTTGAGCGTTTCATGGTGGGCACGGTAGATGGCGCCGATGACAACCTGCTGCATCTGCGGAACCTGTGCTTCACCTCGAAGCTGAACCGCCGCCAGCTGGGCCGCCCTGAAATCATCTGGCGCATGATCAAAATCTGGAATTCCGAGCAGCGCGCTAAGCCGATCCGGTATTTCAGCAACACCGCCGTTCGCCAGGGCGAAGCGTTCCCGACCTTCATCTAACTATAGGAGAGGGGCGGGAAACCGCTCCTCTATTCAGCATGAGCGACAACATCATTCAATGCCGGATTAGCCTGGTGAAGGTCGTGAACCGATTCCGCAAGGACTTCGGCGATATCGACAGCCTGGCCGCCAGCATTGCCGAACTAGGGCTATTGCAGCCTATCGGTGTCGATTCGAGCTATCGGTTGGTCTTTGGCGAGCGCCGTCTGCGCGCTTGTCAGGCGCTTGGCTGGGAGAAGATCCCGGCTCGCACCGTACACCTTGATTCGATCCTGAAAGGCGAACTTGCCGAAAACGAGTTTCGCAAGGACTTCACCCATTCCGAGCGCGTTGCGATTGGCGAAGCTATCGAGGCTGAGCTGCAAGGTCGTCATGGCGGCGACCGGACGGAAACCAAGCCGGAAAATTTTCCGGCTTGCCCGCAAGGCGATACCCGAGACCTAGCCGCAAAAGCTGCCGGCTTCGGCAACGGAAAGACCTACGAGCAGGCCAAGAAAGTCACCAATGAGGCCGCGCCTGAGCTTGTGCAGGCGATGGATGAGGGGCGCGCTTCGGTATCTGCTGCCGCATCCCTTCTGTCACTGCCCAAGGAAGAGCAGGCCGTCATCGCTACTGGTGACAAGAAAGCCATCCAGAGGGCCTCAAAGGGGGCCAAGACGCGCTCTATCGAGCTAGCCCGGCCCGACATAGCGGAACACGTCCTGCGCATCATCAACGCGATGGATGTGCTTGCTCGCTTTGCTTCAAGTGAGGGCCTGTCGCCGAATGAACTGGCTGACCGTTTCCTTGAAGACGTCGATCTGTCTCAGCCAGGCATTGCTGACCGCCTCGCCGCCACTCTGCCGTTCATGGATGCCATCGGCCGCATTGCCGCCGAACTCGATCTTGAGGAGGCCGCATGAGCTTTCAGGCTATGGCCTGGGCAGTCGGCCAGAAGCTGCCCATGAAAGAGAAGTTCGTTCTTCTGATGTTGGCCAACCGCACCAACCACGACACCGGCCGTTGCGATCCGTCGCACCGCCGCATTGCCGAGGACTGCGGGATGAGTCCTGCCACCGTAAAGCGCGCCATCAAGGAGTTGGTCGCTGGTGGGTATCTGTCTGTTGAAAACCGGGTGAAGAACGGCGAGAAGCAGCCCAACCAGTACAAGCTGCATCTCGACCGGGTAGGGTCACACAGCACCTACCCCCTGCAAGAGGCATCCGAAGTAGGGTCACACAGCACCAAGGTAGGGTCAGACAGACCCAACCTAGGGTCAGAGGGAACCGAGGGGGTAGGGTCACAGGGAGCTATAAAACAGGAATCTTCTAAACAGGAAGTTAAACAGGAAGAGAACCTGAAAAACCTGCCGGCTGCGACAAGCGCTGCCGGGGCAGTGGTGATTCCATTCGAGGCGCCGCGCGTAGAGATCCCGGCTGATATGCCGGGGCCTAAAGATCAGGGCTGCAAAACGTTCAAGACCTGGGCCAACTACGCGATGGCCTACCGCAAGCGCTATTCAGCCTGGCCGGTATGGAATGCGAAAGTCGGCGGCCAGATCAGCCAGCTGATCGACCGTCTAGGTATCGACGTTGCGCACAGCGTTGCAGCGTTCTACGTCACCGTTAACGACGCGCGCCTGATCAACGACTGCCACAGCCTGAATCACCTGCTCGCCAAGTGCGAAGCCTTCCACACCCAATGGCAGACCGGCCGCCAAATGAACGGCCGCACTGCGCGCCAGATGGAAGACACCCAAGCGAACGTGAACGCAGCCCAAGAGGCCGCGCGCCTCATCATGGATAAGGAGGCGATCAATGCTTTCCTCTGATCAACTGGCCGCGCTAGCGGGCGCCGTGTGTGCCACCGCCGAGACGCTTGGCCAAACCATTAGCCCCGGCGCCGCAAAGATGATTGCGGAAGACCTGGCCGACTACCCAGCAGAAGACATTCGCGCCGCGCTGCAAGCCTGTCGCCGCGAACTGACCGGCAAGCTGACCCTCGCCGCGATCCTTCAGCGTGTACAGGCCGCCGATGGACGTCCCGATCCGAACGAGGCCTGGTCGCTGGCCATCGCCGCTTCGGATGAGTTTGACAGCGTTGTCCTGACCGACGAAATCCAACTGGCTCTCGGTGCCGCCCGCGCAATCCTCGACGCCGGCGACAAGGTGGGGGCGCGCATGTCCTTCCTGTCCGCCTACCAGCGTCAGGTTGATACCGCCCGCCGTGAAGGGAAGCCGGTTAACTGGAAGCTATCGCCCGGCTTCGATCAACAGCGCCGGCTGATGGCGGTGGAAGAGGCTGGCCGCCTTGGTCGACTCCCTGCGCCGGTTGTGCAGCAGTACCGCGCCCAACTGGCCCACGAGCCGATCACTCAAGACGGCGCCGCCATCGCCGGCCTTATCACTGGCCACGTCGCTATGCCGACCCCGGAAGTCCGCGCCAAGTTGCGGCTGGTGAAAGAAGCCGTTGAAGAGAGCCAGGCCGCAAAAGAGAAAGCCCGCCTCGCTGAAATCAAGGCGATGCAGGAGCGTTTCGAGGCGAAGCGTGCGGCACAGCTCAAGGCCCTCAAGGAACTGGAGGCCAAGGCATGAACCGCTCCCGCTCAATGACCCTTCCCCAGCGAGTAATCGTCGACCAGCTCAAGGCCGATGGCTTCTCCGTGGATCAGGAAGAAAACACCGTCGTCCGCATGAAGCGCGGCAACGACTACCGACTGGTGCAGATGGACGGATCGCAGAAGCGGGCCTATGGGGCGAAGCGATGAGCAAGTACGACGAACTGAAGAAGCTGGCTGAGGCTGCGAACGCGATCGTCGGTGACGTGGATTTCCACTTCACCATCGCGCGCGCGGGCGGCTGCGACCAGGCCGAAGTGGACGCTGTTGCTGCCTTCCTTGGAAAGACCAACCCTCACGCCATCCTCGAATTGATCACGGAGAACGAGCGGCTGCGCGATGCAATGGCTGGCCTGCTTGAGTGGGTAGCGCCTATCGCTGGCGATAACCAGGATGACGAAGCCTCTCAGCGTGAGCTTGATTCTGTTCGGGTTGCCGAAGCCGCCATGCAGGAGGCCGCCAAGTGAGCGATTTTCACGAAATGGCCGAAGCCTTCGAGCAGGCCCGCACAGCCCCCGACGTAACAGACCGCGCCTCTGGCCTAGAGGAGGCAGATCGTATAGGGGGCGTGGCGCTGGTGCAGGCCAGGCTGCAGGGGCAGGGCGCTGAGTTCTGTGCCGACTGTGACGAGCCGATTCCGGCCAAGCGTCGCGCTGCTGCTCCGTGGGCAGAGCGCTGCATCTCCTGCCAGGACGACCACGACAAGCGGGAGGCGCGCCGCCATGGCTGACCCAACCTTCCCCCTGCGCAACGAGATGGACCGCCAGCGCGCCATCGCCTGGCTTCAGTCCGTAGATCTGGAGCAGCCACGCAAGCTGGCCATTAGCGACGAAGACCGCACCGCAGAGCAGAACGCAAAGCTGCACGCGATGCTGGCCGACATTGCCAAGCAGGTAGAGCACGCTGGCAAGAAGTGGAACATCTTGATCTGGAAGCGCCTTTGCACCGCCGCCTGGCTGCGCGAGATCGGCGAGAACGCCACGATGATTCCCGCGCTCGACGGCAACGGCTTCGATGTCATCTACGAAAAAACCTCGAAGCTGGGCGTGAAGAAGTGCGCCTCGCTGATCGAGTGGGTATCGGCATTCGGTGCTGAGCACCAAGTCCGCTGGACCCAGAGGGACAACTGGGGGGGGCGGTACTGATGAACGAAGTATGGAAAGAGAGCATAAGCCTTCCTGGGCGGTACATGGTGTCTTCGCTGGGTCGCGTTAAGCGCATGGCTCATGAGCGGGTCGATGCGGGCGGCGTGACCAAGCGCTACTCGGAGCGCCTAGTTTCCAGGAAGAAGTCGAGCGACTACCCAAGGATCATCATCAAGGTAGACGGAAAGGCGAAGGCGTACCTGATCCATCGCCTCGTCGCTGAAGTGTTCGTACCAAACCCCGAAGGGCTGCCCTGTATCAACCACCTTGATGGCGATAAGTCAAACCCGCACCCGTCAAACCTTGAGTGGTGCACTCACCAGCAGAATATGCGGCACGCCATGGATACAGGGCTGATTTCCTGCAGGACTCCAGTGGTATCCAGTCGCGCAGGGCAGGGTCATTGGTTCCCGTCGATGGAGTCCGCAGTGGCGCATACCGGCGTAAGCAAGCCCTGCATCTGCGCTGCAGCTAAGAAGAAGCAGAAAACCGCAGGAGGGATGGCGTGGGATTACGCCGGGCGCGGCGTGTTCTTCGGTGATCTGCTCGGGGAGCAAGCCGCATGATCTGGCTCATTGCTCTCTTCGCGCTGTTCGCCGGCCAGCCCTTCGTCGCGACGATGTGCGTCCTCATTGGCGCTGTTATGGAGGTGAAGTGATGAGCCGAATCGTCTCCAAGAAGCTCCGCGATTCGGCTCGCGGCCAGTCCTGCACCCTTCGCCTGCCTGGCGTCTGCAACTTCGACACGGAGACAACCGTCCTTGCCCATCTGCCGTGCGGGCAAAAGGGCATGGGCATGAAAGGCCCGGACATGATCGCCGTGTTCGCGTGCAGTGCTTGCCATGACCGACTTGATTCGCGCACGGCAGCAGCCCCGGCAGTCACTGGCGCGGACCTGCTGCGCGCCTTGGCCGAAACCCAGCTGATCTGGATACGCATGGGCCTGCTGACTGTGAAGGGGGCAGCATGAAGACCTGCCCCATCGACGCCACCCACAAGACAACCGGCTACAGCCCTGAGCAGACCCTGTACTGCCACGACTGCCGTAAGGAACACCCATGGCCGCTAAAGCCCGACCAGATACCACTGATCGCAAACAACAGAGCAACGAGGAAGCCGCAATGAGTGACGCAATCAACCCAACCCACTACACCCGCGGCTCGGTTGAGTGCATCGACGTAACCGAATCGCTCAACTTCTGCCTCGGAAATGCCTTCAAATATGTTTTCAGATTCAGAGACAAGGGCCGGCCGCTAGAGGATCTGGGCAAGGCGTGCTGGTACTTGGACCGAGAGATGAGCGCAAGGGCATCCTCTGAGGAGTGGCGAGAGTTTCCTTTAGACTGCCGCTATGAAATCTCATCGCAAGGTCGCGTCCGCATGAAGGGCAAGAATCCGCGAAAGCTGGTTCCCCTGAAAAACGGTTATCTCACGTTCGTTGTCTCCAGCCCGGAAGGGAACAAGTGCTATTACGCGCATCGCGCAGTGGCTGAAGCCTTCCTGGATTTTGATCCGTCCCTAGAGGTGTGCCACCTCGACGGAACCCGCACCAATAATTCGGTTTGGAATCTTCGCCAAGGCACAACCAAGGCCAACCATTCGCACAAGCATATCCACGGAACTGACTACAAGGGCGGCGACAACCCGTCCGCGAAGCTAAGTGCCAACCAGGTGCTGACTATCCGCGCACTTGAGGGATGCGGAACCTGCGCAGAGATAGGCTCTCGGTTTGGCGTGTCGGCCATGACGATACAGCGCATCTGGTCAGGGGTAGCTTGGAGCGAGATTCCGTCCGGTCCGATTGGTGCGCTAGCGGCCATCGTCGAGGGAGAGGCTGATCCTGATGTTGCCGCCGCGCTTGAGTTGATAGCCATCGCCCAATGGTCGAGCGACGGCATCGAGGACGTGAAGAAGGCCCGCTGGTATCTGGAGCGCCTGCTCGCGCACCTGGGCAATGTGCAAGAAGCGCAATTTGGCCAGCAGAACACCATTGACTGCCGCACCGATGCCGAGAAGGCGGAACTGGCATGAAGGTATCTCGGATCGATCTACAGGCGAGGCTAGGCGATGACGGCGAGCACTACGACGGCGTTGGCCGGGAATGGCTCATTCAATCTGGCCTCATTGCCAGCAGCGGAGCGGATGAAGATCGAAGCGCAGAAGCACGGCTATCTGATCCTGCACAAGCTCAAGGGCATGACCGGGCCAGCGCGGCAAGCGAGGGGGCGCGAGCTGATGGATCGTGTGCCCGAAACTGTGCGTCCTGCGGTTGCCGAGTGGATGAAGGCGAGGGCCGGTAAATGACTTTCCCGATCCGTAAAGCCTCAGCCCAAACCACGCTCAAGCCGGAGAAAAGTGCGGGATCGGGAAAATCCACCGCGAGCCAGGCTGAGGACGCGCTAGCCCTTCACCTTCGCGCGGAAGGCATCGAAGCCATCCGAGAGTACCGCTTCGCTGCTGAAGCCTGTGGAGGGCCTGGTAAGGGCCTGCGTGATCGTCTGGCTAAGGCCGGGCTGCAGGACTGGCGCGCTGACTTCGCGCTGATAGAGCACGGATTGCTGATCGAGTGCGAGGGCGGCGGTTGGGTTCATGGCCGGCATAACACCGGCTCCGGCTTCGCTGCCGACCTCAAGAAATACGACGCCGCTGCCCGCCTCGGGTGGCGCGTCTACCGCTGCGACCCCGCCATGATCAAGAGCGGGCGCGCTATCGAGACAATCCGAATTCTGATGCAGCAGGGGGAGGCCGCTTAATGGTCGCACGCAAACACGACGACGCAACGCTAGTCGAGGTCATGACGGGGCGTAGTAACGCCAAGGCTGCGGCACTGCTAGGCCTAGACATCCGCAACGTGGAGCGTCACCGGTCGCGCCTGCTCGGACTTGGCCTGCTGCAGCCAGCATCGGCACCGGTCGAGGTGAGTGCCGCTGGCGAGACTTTCGTCATCACCTGTGCCGTAAACGCGACAAAGGCGCACGCCGGCTTCATGAAGAGCCTGCAGCTGTACTGCTCCAAGATCGGTGCGCGCCTGATGGTCATCCCTCTCCGGTACCAGAACCCGACCAACCGCGACGCCAAGCGCGATGACGAGTGGTGGGATTCGCGCCTGGTGCCTTACCTGGTCAGTGAGCGGACCAAGATTGCCCGCGACCTGATCGTGCTGGCCGACATCAAGACCCAGCCGACCGCAGTCAACCCTCTGCAGAAGTGGCAGACGGTGACCGGTACCGCCTCGGCAATCATCGGCCACCCAAAAATCGCACTGAAGACCGTGGCCACCAACCCTGGCGTTCCGGCCAAGCTGGTGATGAGCACCGGAGCCTGCACCGTCGAGAACTACAGCGACACCAATGCGGGCGCCTCGGGCAAGTTCCACCACACGCTCGGGGCCGTAGTGGTCGAAGTGGATGGCCCTCGCACGCACATCCGGCACATCTGCCCGATGAAGGACGGCAGCTTTATCGACCTGGCCACCAAGTACACCGTGAAAGGCGCAGAGCCGGCGCCACGCGCCGATGTGCTGACCATGGGCGACATCCATGCGGAGATGGCCTCTCCGGTCGTTACGCAGGCCACCAAGGAGCTTGCCGAGCTGATCCGCCCCAAGGCCCTGGTGCTGCATGACGTGCTGAACTTTGGATCGGCCAGCCACCACGCCAAGTTCTTCGAGAAGTTTCGCCGGCACGTGAGCGGTACCAGCGGCGTGCTGCATGAGCTGAAGGTGACCGCTCGCCACGTCGATCTGCTGTCCGGCTTCGCTGACAAGACGGTGATGGTCAATTCGAACCACCACGACCACTTCACGCAGTGGCTCGAAAAGGCAGAGCACGCCCTCGACATGGAGAACACCCTCGTTTTCCACGAGACGAAGGCGGCCATGCTCCGGGCCATCCACGAGGGCAGCTACTGCGACCCATTCCAATACTGGATGGACAAGCTGATGAAGCACGGCGACCGCCTGCTGTGGCTGAAGCCCGGCGAGTCCTTCATGCGTCACGGAATTGAACACGGGTGGCACGGCCACAAAGGGCCTAACGGGGCCCGCGGATCGACCAAAAGCTTCGCCACCATCGGCGCCAAGGTCGTGAAAGGCCATTCACACGGCGCAGAGATCATCGACGGGGCCCGCTCGGTCGGTACCAGCTCTCTTATGGACATGGGCTACAACACCGACAGCCCGAGCGGCTGGACCTGGACGCACGACATCACCTACGCAAACGGCAAGCAGACGCTAATTCACTGCGTCGGCGGCACCTTCTTTCGCCGCGATGCGGCAGCAGCACGGGGAGCAGCAGCATGATCTATCAGAACGTGGTTTCCGCAGTAGTCCGCGCCCTGGCGTCGGAGGTGATCAACTCGGAAGGGGGCTGTGACTTCGAACCCAAAGTGCAAAAAGCGCGCATTCCTGGGGAAATCAGCGGGAAGGAGGCGGCGTTCCTGACGGACTGCTGGGTTCATGGCCGGCTCCACAAGGCGCTGCCGGTTGGTCTGTGGCTGGCTCTCGTTGCCAAGTACAGCACCCATCTGGAGCGTAAGCACGATGCCATGATGGCGCTGGCCGGCTCGGTGAAGTCGCCAGCACCCGAGCGGTTCGTTCAGTGTGCCGTCGCCACATGGGCATTCCCGAAGCTGCCGGGCGTGGAAGGGAAGCGCAGCACGAGCGTTCTGCCGGCTGCGTGGTACGACATGGATCGCTGGAGTGAAGACCCGGTAGCCGAGCGCACCAAACACCGCTGGAAGTCTGCCATTCGCCGCGACTTGGAAGACCAGGTGAACAAGGCGCTGGTAGAGGCCCAGCAGATTCTTGACATGGAAGGATTAATTTCATGTCGCGCTGCTTGACACACTGGCAGGCTGGCAGTAATGTATCGCTATCTTGGACTTTTCACGCGTTGAGATGGCTGAGAGCAGGTGAGTGCGCAGGAGGCTTCATGATTCCAACCCAGCAAGACATTCGTGCCACGTTCAATTACCGCGATGGTGGCCTTTACAGGATATCTACGGGCAGGCGCGGGTATCGCCGACCTGATGGGTATGTGTACTCAAGGCTTAATGGACGAGAGTACGGAGAGCATCGTTTGGTGCATCTGCTTTTTACGGGTCAGTGGCCAGAGCAAGTAGACCATGCGAACGGAGTTCGATGGGACAATCGCCCCGATAACCTTAGGCCCGCTAGCCATGCTCAAAACTGCATGAATCGAAAGCCTATGGGTAGAAGCTCAAAGGGCTGCTACTGGCAATCGAAACGCAGAAAGTGGATTGCCCAGATAGGGGTAAATGGCCGGCGCGTTACCATTGGTTACTTCGATACAGAAGATGAAGCCGCCGCTGCGTATGCCGCCAAGTCAGCGGAGCTTCACAAGGAGTATGGCCGTACGCACTGACCAGCACCGGCCGCCTGCACCAATTCAAGAGCCCTGACTTCGGTCGGGGCTTTTTCGTTCCGGGCGCTAAAGGCCGTTTGAATGGCTCGCCACCATGCGCCCATCCATTCGCACCGCATCGCGCACTAAGGTGCAGCGCCAATGCAGCTTACGCGGCCTAACGTGCAATGCAGTGCAACCCTAATCCCCGGCCTGCTTGCGAATCGGTCTAGCACCAACACGCAGCACACTGCGCGACCTGGCAACAGGTATCGCCCCGCAGACGTGCGGGGAATCGGGATCTATTCAGCTTCAACCCTATTCCGGCCCCATGCCTGCCTCCTTGCTCATAGGCGGATCGCACGCGCATGTGAGGCCGGACCAAACACCAACTGCCCCATGCGGGATAACCGAGATATGAAGATGCCCGACCGTCCTGAAACGTGGGCTGCGGCTCTCGCATGGCTGCAGACCATCGTCCCGAGCCTGTATGCGTTCGCCCTGTCAGTGACCATCGCTGTATTGCGTGTGGTGTATGGCGGCGGCACGAAGCGTCAGATGATCCTCGAAGGCGCCCTGTGTGGATTCGCCACGCTAACCCTTGTCCCGCTGCTCGAATACTTCGGTCTGCCTCAATCGATGGCCACGTTCGTAGGTGGATCGGTTGGCTTCCTCGGAACAGAAAAGCTCCGCGACCTGGCTATCCGCTGGGGGGAGAAGAAGGCGAGCGCATGAAGCCTAAAGGGTTCACCTGTAAGCAGTGCGGCGATCCTATGGGGCGTCCTCATATGTGGTGTTCCAAGTGCAAGGCCAAAGCTATCGAAGAAGCCAGGCGCCGAGAGCAGCAATGAAACGCCTCCACGCCATCCTCCTGCTACTCCGCATCGCTCTATGCGTATGCCTGATGGTGGGGATGGAGGCGTGGAGATACTGGAGACAAGGCAAATGCCACTGAGGCCGATGAAGCCCTGCGCCGCACCTCAATGCCGCGCACTGGTAAGAGGCGCCCGCTACTGTGATGCGCACAAGCATCTTGCCGAAGCGTGGGCTACCAGCAAGCGCAGCGAGAAAGCCGGGTTGACTGGTAGAGCCTGGCGCCGGCTGCGTGACCAGATCATGAGGCGAGACAGCTACATCTGCCGCTGTGATGATTGCAGTCGTACCGGCACGCTGAAGGACGCGCACGAAGTTGACCATATCGTGCCCCTCTCACAAGGGGGCACAGACGCTGCTGGCAACCTGAGAGCGATCAACCGCGACTGCCACCGGGCCAAGACCCACAAGGAGGCGCAGGCGGCGCGGCAGGCGGTCACAGCAACAGGGGAGGGGGGGAGTCGAGAGAACTGACCTTCCGTTACGGACACCGTTTCGGCCCCTCTTTTTCCATCTCCGCAAAATACGAGTTCCCAAAATGGCCCGACCGCGCAAGCCAACGAACGTGCTTGAGCTGACCGGCGCGTTCAAAAAAGACCCTCAGCGCAGACGGCAAGACGCCGAGTCCGCTGGCGAGCTAACTGCACCGCCACCGCATATCAACGGCGCCGTGCTTCACGCCTGGAACGAGATAGCCCAATACGCCCCGCGTGATGTGCTAACTGACTCCGACCGCATCAGCCTAGAGATCGCCGCGAACCTGCTGGCTCAGTTCCGCGCAGACCCGGCCGAGTTCCCTGGCGCCAAGCTGGTACGCCTCGAAGCGCTGCTCGGCAAATTCGGCATGACCCCTGCTGACCGATCCAAGGTCGGCGGCAAGAAAGAGGCGCCCAAGGGCAACCCCTTCGCGGATCTTTAATGGCATCGAAAACGAAATATCCGCTGATGAAGCTGGCGGAGGACTACGCGCGCGCGGTCGTCGCCGGGAAGATTGTCGCCTGTCGCTGGATCGTTCTGCTGTGCCAGAAGCACCTGGACGATCTCAAGCAGCAGGCCGACGACGGCTACCCGTACCTGTTTGACCCGGCCAAGGGCGAGAAGGTCGCCAAGTTCCTGCAACTGCTGCCGCACACCAAGGGCAAGTGGGCAGGCAAGCGCGAACTGATCAAACTCGAGCCGTGGCAGCTGTTCTCCGTCTGCGTCCCGTTCGGCTGGCTGCGCAAGAAGGACGGGACTCGCCGTTACCGCACGCTGCTGGTCTTCGTCCCGCGCAAAAATGGCAAGAGCATCATTGGCGGCGGCCTGGGCGTATACATGTTCACCGCTGACAGCGAGTTCGGCGCCGAGGTGTACAGCGGTGCGACAACCGAGAAGCAGGCGTGGGAAGTGTTCCGACCCGCCAAGCAGATGATTGAACGCACCCCGGAGCTGCGCGAGCACTTCGGCGTAGAGGTTAACGCCTCGAATATGGTTCGCCTTTCGGATGGAAGCCGCTTCGAGCCTGTCATCGGTAAGCCAGGCGACGGCTCGTCCCCATCCTGCGCGATTGTCGACGAATACCACGAACACCAAGATTCGACCCTGTTCGACACGATGGAAACCGGCATGGGCGCGCGCGAGCAGCCTGTGATGCTGGTCATCACTACGGCCGGCTCGAACATTGGCGGCCCTTGCCACCAGCTAGTCCGCGACTCCGAACGCATGCTCGAAGGAGTGATCGAGCGTCCCGACCTCTGGCCGGCGCTATTCACGATTGATCCGGGCGATGAGTGGACGAGCGAGGAGGCGCTGCGCAAGGCGAACCCGAACTTCGGCATATCCATCAGCCAGGATTTCCTGCTGGCTCGCCAGCGTGACGCCATGCAGTCGGCCACGAAGCAGGCCACGTTCCGCACCAAGCACCTGAACGAATGGGTTGGTGCAAAGAACGCCTGGCTCAACATGCTGCGATGGAAGGAAGCCCCAGCCCGCAAGAGTCTTGCCGAGCTGGATGGGCGACCTTGCTTCATCGGCCTCGACCTCGCCAGCAAGATCGACATTGCCGGCAACGTCCTGCTGTTCCCGCCCGTCGAGGGTGATCCGCTCTGGCACGTCCACGGCCGGTACTACCTGCCGGAGGCGCGCGTTATCGAGGAGCTGGACAGCAACACCGCCCGCTACCGCGAGTTCGACGCGCTCGGCCTGCTGACGCTGACCGATGGCGAGGTGATCGAGTTCGAGGTCATCAAAGAGGATCTGCGCGAGTTCGCCGGCCGCTTCGATGTGCAGGCGGTCGCCTATGACCCGTGGCAAGCCACCCAACTGGCTCAGGAAATGGAGCTAGAAGGCCTGCCGATGGTCGAGGTGCGCCAGACCGTGCAGAACATCAGCGAGCCGATGAAGGAAGTCGAAGCGCTGGTCCTGCAACGCAAGCTCGCACACGGCGATTGCCCGGTGCTGACGTGGATGGTTTCCAACGTCGTCGCCAAGCTCGACGTAAAGGACAACATCTATCCGAACAAAGAACGCCCGGAGAACAAAATCGACGGCGTTGTTGGGCTGATTATGGCGCTGAGTCGGGCCATTGCTGGTGCTGACAGCGCTCCGAGCCTATCCGAGCACATCACCAAAAACGGAATCAGGACGCTCTAATGGGCATGATTAACAAGCTGCGCGGCCTGTTCGGCGTCAAGGGCGATCCGGTCTTGATTGACACCAGCGAGAAGCTGGCGGCCGCGCTTGGTGCCGGTTACGAAACGGTCACTGGCCAGCAAGTCACGACCAGTCGCGCGATGCAGATGACAACCGTTTTCGGCTGCGTCCGCGTGCTGGCGGAGTCGGTCGGGATGCTGCCTTGCCGCCTGGTCAAGCAGAATGGACGAGCAATCGAGACAGCATCCTCTCACCGGCTCAACTACCTGCTGAGCGTGGCGCCCAACGGCTACATGACCAGCCAGGAGTTTTGGGAGCTGCTGACTGCATGCTTGTGCCTGCGCGGCAACTTCTTCGCCTACAAGGTCTACGCCCTGGGTCAGGTTGTCGAGCTACTGCCGATAGATCCCGGATCGGTTACGCCAAAGCTGAATGATGATTGGACGGTTTCCTACAAGGTCACCTTCCGAAACGGCGACCAGCGCACCCTCAGCCAGGACGAAATCTGGCATGTGCGCCTGTTTACGCTGGATGGGCTCAACGGCTTGAATCCCATCGCCTATGCCCGCCAGGCTATCGCGCTTGGATTGAGTACCGAAGAGCACGGCAGCCGCCTGTTCACCAACGGCGCCGTTACCTCTGGCGTACTGGCAACCGATCAAGCGCTGACAGACGAAGCATTCGACCGGCTGAAAACCCAGTTCCACGGCGAGCACATGGGCGTTGCCAACGCCTACAAGCCGATGATTCTGGAAATGGGCCTTAACTGGAAGCCGATCAGCCTCAACGCCGAAGACAGTCAGTTCCTCGAAACCCGAAAGATGCAGCGCGACGAGATCTGCGCGATTTTCCGCGTCCCGCCGCATTTGGTCGCAAGCCTGGAGAAGGCCACGTTCAACAACGTGGAAAACCTCGGGCTCTCCTTCGTGAACTACGCCCTGGTGCCGTACCTGACGCGCATCGAGAACCGCATCCGCGTCGGCCTGCTGAACGACAAGGACCGGGCCAACCATTACGCCAAATTCAATGCCGGCGCACTGCTGCGCGGCGACCTTAAAGGTCGCTACGAGAGCTACGGCAAGGGTATTCAGTGGGGGATTCTCAGCCCCAACGACTGCCGCGAACTGGAAGACCTCAATCCGCGCGACGGCGGCGACGTTTACCTGACCCCAATGAACATGACGACAGACCCGGAGGCAGCAAATGCTGACCAAGCAACGCCTTGATATGCCGCTGACCATCAAATCGGTCAGCGATACCGGCGAGTTTGAAGGCTATGGCTCCGTTTTCGGGGTCAAGGATTCGTACTCGGACATTATCGTGCCCGGCGCCTTTCAAAAGTCGCTGGCCGGCTGGAAGGAGAAGGGCCGCATGCCTGCGCTGCTGTGGCAGCACAACATGAGCGAGCCGATCGGCATCTACACCGAGATGCGCGAAGACGAGACGGGCCTCTACCTGAAAGGCCGGCTGCTGATCGACGATGACCCGCTCGCCAAGCGCGCCCATGCCCACATGAAGGCCGGCAGCCTCTCGGGCCTATCCATCGGCTACGTGCTCAACGACTACGACTACGACAACCAGAAAGACGCCTTCATTCTCAAGGATATCGACCTGTGGGAAGTCTCCCTGGTCACGTTCCCGGCGAACGATGAAGCGCGTATTTCCAACGTGAAATCCCTGCTTGAACGAGGCGAAACGCCCCCGCCAAGCAAGGTCGAGAAGGCCCTTCGAGAGGTTGGGTTTTCCGGCTCCCAAGCCAAAGCCTTCATGGCCAAAGGCTACAGCGCGATCACCCCGCGAGAGGCGGCGGCAGATGAAGCGCTCGAATCCCTGAAAACCCTCATTTCTCGCATTTAAGGAGGCCACATGGCCGTTGAAATCAAAGACGTACAGGAAGTCGCCGAAGCCCTCGGCAAGAAGTTCGACGAATTCAAAAGCACCAACGACAAGCGTGTCGAGGCGCTGGAGTCGGAGAAGGGCAAGCTGGCTGGCCAGGTCGAAACCCTGAATGGCAAGCTGTCCGAGCTGGACGAACTGAAATCTGCCCTGGAAAAGGAACTGGCCGACGCCAAGCGTCCCGGCGCTGCAGGCAGCAAGTCCGTCTCCGAGCACAAGAACGCATTCATGCAATTCGTGCGCAAGGGCAAGGACGACAACCTGGCCGAACTCCAGCAGAAAGCCTTGCAAACCACTGTCGAAGCCGACGGCGGCTACGCGGTGCCGGAAGAGCTGGACCGCTCCATCATCGAACTGCTGCGCGACGAGTCGCCCATGCGTTCGATCTGCAACCAGATCACTGTCAGCACGCCTGACTATAAGCGCCTAGTCAACCTCGGTGGCGCTGGTTCCGGCTGGGTAGGCGAGACCGCCGCACGCCCGGCCACCGGCACGCCGACCTTGGCGCAGATCTCCGCCTTCATGGGCGAGATTTACGCCAACCCGCAAGCCACCCAGACCAGCCTCGATGACCTGTTCTTCGACGCCGAAGGCTGGCTGTCGGCAGAGGTTGCCCGCGAGTTCGCGGAGCAGGAAGGCTTGGCATTCCTGTCCGGTGACGGCGTGAACAAGCCGAAAGGCCTGCTGGCGTATGCCATGAGCACCGACAACGATGCCGCGCGCGCCTTCGGCACCCTGCAGAAGGTTCACTCCGGCGTAGCGGGCGACTTCACCGCTGATGATCTGATCAAGATGGTCTACACCCTGCGCCGTGGCTTCCGCTCCGGCGCAAGCTGGATGATGCCGGGCACCACAGTGTTCAAGATCCGCACTATGAAGGACTCCGAGGGCAACTACCTGTGGCGTCCGGGCCTGGAAGCCGGCCAGCCGTCGCTGATCCTGGGCTACGGCATCACCGAGAACGAGGACATGCCGGAAGTGGCCGCAGACGCGAACGCCATCGCCTTCGGTGATTTCCGTCGCGCCTACACCATCGTGGATCGCATCGGCACCCGCGTGCTGCGCGATCCCTACACCAACAAGCCGAACGTCGGCTTCTACACCACCAAGCGCGTCGGCGGCATGTTGACCGACTCGCAGGCGGTCAAGGTGCTGACGCTCAGCGTGTAACCGGACAGGGGCGCCTTCGGGCGCTCCTTCTCGGAGGTAGGCAATGCCCAAGATACTCGTTCACCAAGCCTTTCCGTTCGCGCCAGACGGCAACCGTGTCGTGCGCATCGAAACCGGGGAGCAAGAAGTTTCCGACCGCTGCGCCATCGTCGCAGTGGATCACCTGAAAGTAGCCACATTGGCGGGGGAGGCACAGAAAAATGATCGACCTCGCGTTGGTAAAAAGCCATCTGCGCGTTGACGGCACCGAAGAAGATGCCCTGATTCAGGCGTATATCGACGCCGCTATCAGCGCGTTTGAGGCCTGGACCAATCGCAAGTTGGTCACGGTCTTGCCTGAAACGGTGGAAAACCACCTGCTGATCACTGCGGCCATCCAGCAAGGCGCGCTGCTGCTGATTGGCCACTGGTACGCCAACCGTGAATCGGTCGCTGTAGGCGTTTCCGTCGCAGAAATGCCAATGGCGACCAAATCCCTATGGCTGCCGCATCGGTGGGCCTGCGTATGAGGGCCGGCAAACTAAGGCACCGCTGCAGCCTGCAATCCGAGCAGCGCACGCCAGACGGCATGGGCGGTTACGTCGACGGTTGGGCAGAGATTCGCCCGGTCTGGTGCGAAATCACCACGCCAACGGGTCGTGTCTCGAATGTAGCGCAGCAGCTCACCGCTGTTGTGTCTGCGGAAATCCGCGTGCGTCCGTCTGCTGACTTCGTAGCGGGTCGCCGGCTGGTCGATGGCGCCATCACATACCGGATAGAGGCGGTCCTGCCCAGCAACGAGCGCGACATGATGCAGTTGCTGTGTTCGTCCGTGGCGAATCCGTAGGAGGAATGAATGAGCATCGACAAGGTAATTACCGATTACCGGGACGCAAAAGAAGCTATGCAGGCAATCATTGACCGCCATATGCGCCGCGCTTTTATTGAAATCAAATCCGAGCTTGGAACAACCCCAGTTGACGTAGATATTCGCATTCAGTGCGTGCAAAAAGTCGATCAAAAATACCAATCCGGCGTGTACTTAACGTGCCAAGTGCGACTTGGTGGCGACTAGGCCTGCGGAGGAATTATGGCTCGTAGATCCTCTATTCGCGGTGACTTCAAACTGCGCGGCGTTCTCCGTCGCATCGGCAACCAGATGGAATCGGACCTGCGGCCAGCGATGCAGAAAGCGGCTGATCTGGTTCTGGAGACGCAGCGGCAGCTCATCCCGAAAGATACCGGCGAGTCGGCGGCAGCACTTGAGGCATTTGTCTCGAAAAGTGGCCTCGACGCACAGATTGGTATCAGGGGCAAAAAGAAATCACGCCGGTTCTTCTTCCTGCGCTTCATCGAGTACGGCACCAAAGGTACGCAAGGCAAGGCCGGTAAGAACCCCGAGAACAAATCGGACGGCGAGAACTTCTTCGGCTACGCGCCCGACATTCCAGCCCGGCCGGCGCACCCGTTCATTCGGCCCAGCTACGACCTGAACAAAGACGAGATCCGCAAACTGTTGAGCGAGGCGATTGCTTCGACTCTGGACAAGGCGGCGAGGAGTGCAGATTGATTCTTCCAGACAATGCGCCGTGGGTTCTCCATTGGATCGAATGGTGCCTGTATGCCTATTGGGGCAGCCTGCCGGCGTGCTTTGCGGCAATTGTGGCGCACAAGGCCTATCAGGACGCGCAGTGCAGCTTTCCCACGGCGCTATTCGGCGGCTGGCATCAGATTCAGCTCATGTTGCTCGCAGCCTTCGCGCTGTGGGTTCTGATTTGCGTTGCCCGTCAAGGCTACGGCCTCGGCTGAGGAGGAACCATGGCTGACCCAGCGATACCGCTTCAGGCTGCGCTGTATGCCCGTCTGGATAGCGAGCTTAGCGTGCCGGTCTATGACGCTGTACCGATGGACACTGCGCCGCCATACGTCACGATAGACAGCGAGCAGATGACCAATTCGAGCGTCATCAGCGGCCGCAAGCGCGCCAACCGATTCATCTATCTGTCCGTCTGGAGCAACTACCGAGGGCAGGCCGAAGTGAAGCGCATCAACGCCGAGATTGAAGCCTCGCTCGACGAGCGCCCGCTGATCCTCAGTGATGGCCGGGCCGTATCGGTCCGCATCGAGCGCATGAGCACAAACCGAGACGCTGACGGCGTGACCTTTCAGGGTTCCGTGACCGTTCGAGTCATCACCCAGCAGTAACCCAACCCCAAACCCTGCCGCACTGCGGCTACATCCAATGTCCTTTGGAGGACTACCCATGCCCGTAAATACCGCAGCCGGCGCCGTCTTTAGCATCGGCACCAAAGCCCCGGCCAATGACGCCACCACTTACGCCGCCGACACCTACGTCCCGGTAGGTGAAGTCGAGTCGATTGGCGAGTTCGGCGACGAAGTTTCCGCCGCCACGTTTACCGCCCTGGCCAACCGTCGCGTGCGCAAGTTCAAAGGCACCTATGACGCTGGCGACATTCAGCTGACCGTAGGCTTCGACTCTGGCGATACCGGCCAGACCGCCCTGAACACCGCCCTGAAGGACGAAGGCTCGACTGACTACAACTTCAAGATCGAGTTCGAAGACGGCGACGTTTTTTACTTCAGCGGCAAGGTCATGTCCCGCCGTATCTCTGCTGGCTCGGCTGACGAGATCGTCAAGGCCAACATCAGCATTGCCATCGGCACCGAAGTGTTGGAAATCCCGGCCCCGTAAGCCGATCAGCGCGGCTCAACCGGGCCGCGCACCCCTGAATTCTGGAGTGACCCATGACAAGCAAGACCCTGTACGGCAAAACCACCGTGACCGTTGGCGAGTTCGAGTTCGAGCTGGAGCCGACCCTGGCCGCAGTCCGCAAGATCGAGCAGCGCTTCGGTGGCCTGCGCCCTGCGCTGGACGGCCTTGGCTCGCTGAGCGTTGACGTGGTGAGCCATATCATCGTTGCGGGTGCGAACCTCTCCCCGAAAGAGTCAAAGGAAGTGCCCGAAGCTGTCTTCGCCGCTGGCGTGGCCGACATTACCGCTCAGGTCGTGCCTTATGTAGTGGCGCTCCTGAACCCCTCTGACGCCAAGCCAGAGGAAGAGTCGGGAAACGTAAAAAAGACTCGGGCAAAACCAGCGCAGTAAAGGACGGCAGTTACGTCGATCATCTCTACGGGCTGGCCACCGGCTGGCTCGGATGGGCGCCCACCGTGGCGTGGTCGACGCCGATCCCTGAAATCCTGCTGGCGTATGAGTCAAAGATTCAGTTCCTGCAAGCCACCAACCCGTTCGGGCAAGGCAAGAAGGAAGACGATGGCAACGCGCGCAAGCCGGAGCAGATGAAGGCGCTGCTGCGCGGTGCTGGGAAGTAGTCCGCGCTTGAGGTGATGCGGTCTAAATGAACCAAGGAGTTCATATGAATAGCGAAGTTGAAGAGTTGAAGCGGCGACTGGAAGCGATGGAGTCGAAGCAGGATCAGATGCTCGAAGCGCTGCGCTCGATTGCTCGCCACACAGAGCGGGCCGCCAAAAGCGCAGAGCTTATGGCGAACTGGGACTATGACGGCCTGCCTGGGGCGCGGGTTACGGCTTGAGGATGCCCCGAATGATGTCCGCAGCCTCGGTGTAGTCGTTTAGAGTGCGGCGGTAGTAGGCATCAATAGGGTGTAACTTCTGCCAATCGGCAAGCTCGGCTTGTGTAGCGCTGTCGTCGCTTGAAAGTAGGTGCCGCGGCGTTTCTGATCTGCGAAGTTGGTACGCCGCCCCGCGCACCTCCTTTGCAAACATAAGCTCGGCGTGGGTGTATTGCTCTGTCACGTTGACCTCCTTGGTCGTGTTGCGCCACACGGCGCCGCCGAACGCTATCACCGCGCCACCACTGCCGGAACTGGGAATGCGTACAGTCCATCTGATACATTGGCCCTTTCTTATCGGGAGGGGCAGGGATGCAGTTCGCAATTTTGGCGGTGCTAGTTCTGATTGCAGTATTGATTGCACCGTGGCTTTTAGCGGTCCTGGCCGCTGCCGCTGCGGTGTATGGCGTGTTTTTGATTGGTGCTGCGGTAATCGCTGTGATTCTGGGGATCGTGGCCCTGCTATGGGTTTTTATCTTTCAGAAATCGTCGCGCGATGATGAAGCACCGCCAATCGTAGGAAGCCGAAAAGTGTGTTCGTCCTGTCAGGCTGAAATGCCGGCGGCCGCTAGCAAATGCCCCAACTGCGGCGCTATAGCCTAGCAACACCTAATTGACACAAGCCGCCTTATGGCGGTTTTTTTATGCCCATCGGAACCCGCATAGAGCGGGTTTTTTGCTGTCAAGAGGAAAGTAGACATGGCCCAAGACGCCGCAACCCTGCTCGTGCGGATCGAAGCGACCACCATGCAGCTGCGCAAAGAACTGGCCGCGGCTGACCGTGCTGTCTCTGGGTCATCCAGCAAGATCGACAAAGAGCTGGGGCTAGTCGATAAAGCCTTTGCCCGTATGGGGCTGAATGCTGAGCAATCGCGCAAGGCTATCGGCTCTGCTATGGCCGGCATCACTGCGGCTGCCGCAGGGGGCGTTGCGGGCCTTGGTGCGCTTGTTGTAAGCACGGCGAACTCTGCGCGGGAAATCCAGAACCTGTCCCAGGTTGCGAACGCCTCGACGACCGAGTTCCAGCGCTATGCGGTCGCCGCCAAAACAGTTGGCGTCGAACAGGAAAAGCTCGCTGACATTCTGAAAGACGTAAACGACCGCGTTGGTGACTTCCTCACCACTGGCGGCGGGGAAATGAAAGACTTCTTCGAGAACATCGCGCCTCGGATCGGAGTCACCGCCGAACAGTTCCGCAAGCTCTCTGGCCCCCAGTCGCTGCAACTGTTTTACAACAGCCTGGAGAAAGCAAATCTCTCTCAGGCTGAGATGACGTTCTACATGGAATCCATGGCGGACGAGACCACCGCCCTGATACCGCTGCTTCGGGATGGTGGGGCAGGCTTTTCAGCCATGGCTGACGAGGCGGAGCGCCTAGGGCTGGTCATGAGCGAGAAAACGCTCAAGCAGTTCGATCAGTTCAACGCCCAGATGGACACCGCAAAAATGGCGGCGGGCGGGTTCGGCACGCAGATTGCTACCGAGGCCTTGCCCGCGCTGAGCGAGTTGAATGGCCTACTGATCGACTTTGCGCAGGATTCCGAAGCCGCATCGGTCATTGGCGATGCGCTTGGCGTCGTGCTGAAAGGCGTTGCAACGGTGGCTATCGGCCTATCGACGACGTTTGCCAACCTAGGGCGCGCCATTGGCGGCCTGGCAGCGGCGGCCTCTGCTGCTGCTAGCATGGAGTTCGCGCAAGCCAGCTCGATCATCGACCAGTTTACGGCAGACAACGAGGCCGCCACCGCGCAGGCCGAGCAGCGAATCAAGAAGCTCTGGACGGGCGAGTACGCCGACGCCGGCAAGCGGGCCGTAGAGGTAAATCGTACTGTTTCAGAGTCAAGCGTTCAGCTTGGGGCTGCCGCAAAGAAATCTGCAGACGACCAGAAGAAGGCGATCGATGAGAAGCTGAAGTCACTTGACGCTCTGGTTGCCAAATACGATCCCGCCGCCAAGGCCCAGGCCGCCTATGACGCCGGCATTAAGCTCGCCGATGAGGCGCTGAAGAACAACACCTACACCACCGAGCAATACCAGAAGGTCGTTCAGGGCCTGTACACCGACCTGAACAAGCCGATCTGGGACAAGCACAACAAGCAAGCAGACGAAGCTGCGGCGGCGATCAAAAAAATCGACGACCAGTTGGAATCCGTGCGTGATCGCCTAGACCCCGCAGGCAAGGCGGCGCGCGACTTCGCGGACGAGCAAGACTTCCTCAAGAAAGCGGTCGATGAGGGCCGGCTTTCGCTGGAGGAATACAACAAGCTGCTGCCGTTGCTCGGCAAGGAGTACGAAGAAAACACCCGCGCCACCTCCGACTGGGCCAAATGGACCGAGGGCGCGCTAGACCGCGTTGACGGTGCATTCGCCGACGCCTGGCGCAACATCGGGGACGGGTTCGACGGGTTCCGCGACTCGCTGACCAATGCCTTCAAGCAGATGCTGGCCGAACTGGCTCACATGGCCATCACCCGGCCTATCGTGATGCAGATCGGCGCGGCTCTGGGTATCGGCGGTGCGGCAGGGCAGGCCACGTCGATGCTGGGCGGGGGCTCGGGCGGAGGGTTCGACTTCGGCAAGCTGCTCAACTACGGCCAGACCGCGTACAGCATGTTTACCGGCGTCGGACCTGCTGTAATGGCTGGCTACCAGTCTGGCGGCATCATGGGCGGGCTACAGGGTGCGGCCGGTTACTACGGCAACCTGGCGTCCTCGGCCTGGGGCACGGTTTCAGGGTGGCTTGGCGGGTCCGCCGCAGCGGGCGCTGGTTCGGCTGCGGGGACCGGGTTCGGTCTCGGCCAGTCGGTCGTATCAGGGCAGATTGGAAATGCCGCCTATGCCGGAGCGCAAGCAGGCGCAGGCAGCAGCCTGTCCGGTATCGCGGGCAACCTAGGCGCCATCGTTGGCCCAATTGCCGGCCTCTACATGGCGCTCAAGGGTTACGGCGCGATTTCCAACGGCTACGACTTCAAGCCGAAGGACTTTGACGACGAGTTTGCCGGCGTTCGGCTCGGCGCGAAGGTCATCAACGCCTACGAGAACGGCATCACCAAGGTTTTTGGCGATAGCAGCTTCCTCTCGAAGGCGCTGCGAATCCCGGTCTCCACCATCGGCGGGCTGATGAGTTCGGTGTTCGGCGGTGGCTGGGAAACCAAAAACTACGGCATGGCATTCTCTGTCGCCAATGGTGACTTCCTTGGCCAGTCATACGAGGACCAAAAGAAGAAGGGCGGGCTGTTCGGATCAGACAAAAAGCGCACGAAGTACCGCTCGCTTGACCCTGAAACTGCTGCTGTGCTGCAGGAAACCTACGACGCCACACAGGCCGGCGTTGCCGATCTGTTTGCCTCGCTGAGCCTGACGGTTGAGGAGGGATCTCTAGACGGACTGAAGCTCGCTCGGGAGAAAATCAGCACCAAGGGCAAGACCGAGGAGGAAATCCAGCAGGCCATTGCTGAATGGTTCGGCTCCGCTGCCGATGCCATGACGGCCGAGCTGAACAAGGTGTTTGCCACCGGTCTGGACCTCGATCTGGAGGGCATGCAGGCATTCGTCGGCAACCTCACGGGCGTGAACGAGGTGCTGCGTTATCTCGACGTTGAGATGTACGACGCGAGCGTAGCTGGAGGGAAGCTGGCCGAGGCTCTGTCGGCTGCGGCTGGCGGGCTTGAGTCGCTGGCCACCAACTCGCAGACCTACTACAGCGCGTTTTTCAGCGACGCAGAGAAGGTAGAGGACACCATCGACTCCATCACGCGGGCTTTCGAGGCCGCAGACGTGGAGCTTGTCGGTTCCCGCGAGGCGTACCGGGCCATGGTCGAGGATATCGACCTGACCACAGAAGCCGGGCAGGAAATGTTCTCCACGCTCATGCAGCTGAGTGGCCAGGCTGCGCAGTACTTCAGCATCGTCGAACAGCAGGCGGCGCAGGCAACAGCGGCAGCCAATGCGGCACTGTTTGGCGCTGTCGATACTGCATACGCAGCCCTTCAGCGGTCAATTGCAGCCCAGCAGCAGGAGATCCAGCAGGCGGCGAGCGCTACAACGTCGAATATCAATGCGCTGACAGGCATCGGCAATTCGCTCGATGCAGCGCTCAAGCGGTTGCGCGGCACCTCGGACGATACGGTCAAGTCGCTTCGTGCTCAGGCAGTGATGACGCTGAACAGCGCGCTGGTTACGGCGCGGGCGGGATCGTCCCTGGCTGGCTTTGCCGGGCTGCAGGATGCGCTCGACGTGGCGTCCGAGATGGACACCGCGCTGTATGGCTCGCTGCAGGACTTCGAGCGGGAGCAGGGGCGCACCGCAAACCTGATTGCCGAGCTTGAGAAAGTCAACGGCAAGCAGCTGACAGCCGAAGAGCAAATGCTTGAGCAGTACGAAAAGCAGATGCAGCGGCTCGACGCACAACTTGCGTTCGCCCAGGCCCAGCTCGACGCGCTAAACGGCATCGACAACAGCGTTATGGGCGTGGCGGCAGCAATTGCCGCAATGAACGCCTCGGTGGTTGCCGCCCTCGGGGCGCTGCCGAAGGGCGCCGCGCAGGCCAACACGCCGCAGAACAACGGTGCAATCGTCTCGACGCTTTACAACGACCTGTTCGGCCGCACCGCGTCGGCTGATGAGGTCGCGTATTGGTCTGGGCGGTTGGGTTCGGGGAATCTCGAATACTCCGATATCGCGGCGAACATGAAGCAGTGGGCGAGCGCGGCAGACAAGGAGGCTATGAAGCAGCGCGGCATTCCGGGGTTCGCGGCTGGAGGCTTCCACTCGGGCGGGCTGCGTCTGGTCGGCGAGAACGGCCCGGAGCTGGAGGTCACCGGCCCGTCGCGCATCTACAACGCCAGCCAGACGGCGGCGATGCTGGGCGGTGGTGACTCGTCAGCAGCGATAGCCAGCTTGCAACGCACCGTCGAAGGGCAGAGCGCGGCACTCCGATCCATCGCCAAACACACCATGCAAACCGCTAAGCGCGTTGAGTTCCTTGAGCGCTGGGACTTCGACGGCCTGCCACCAGAGAGGAAGAGCGCATGAGGATAATCAAGCCGGTGGAAATCACGCCGGCCATCCTGACCAGTAGCAACGTGCCCGAAACGGACTATGCCGCATGGAGCGCGGCAACGGCCTACGCGGTGGGCGACAGGGCAATGTACAACCACCGCAACTACGAGGCGCTGGTAGCCCATACCGGGGCCAACCCGGAAACCGACACCAGCGACCCGCCGAAGTGGCTTGATCTTGGCGCAACCAACCGCTGGCGGATGTTCGATGACCGGGTGGGCTCGCTTACTGAGAAAACGGGCAGCATTGCGGTAGAGCTGCAACCGGGCGCGGTAATCAACTCCGTGGCGCTGTTCAATCTGTTAGGCCGGTCGGCCACGGTCACGCTCACCGACCCATCGGAGGGCGTCGTTTATCAACGCACCGTCTCGCTGGTCGATGCCGGCGTGTCGAACTGGTACGACTACTTTTTCGCGCCCATCGGGCGGCAGACGGATTTCGTGCTGCTGGACCTGCCGGCCTACGGCACCGCCACCTTATCCGTGACGATCGACAACGCCAGCGACACCGCTTCAGTCGGGCACCTCGTCATGGGGCGCCAGGCTGAGCTTGGCGTAGCCGTCTACGGCTCAGGTGTCGGAATCACTGATTACTCCCGCAAGGAGACAGACGCCTTCGGTAATTCGGTCGTGGTCGAGCGCTCTTTCAGCAAGCGCGCTGAGTTCGATGTTGTGGTGGAAACACCGCAGATCGGGCGGGTTCAACGCCTGCTCGCCAGCCTCCGCGCCCAGCCGGTCGTCTGGATCGGCGCCGAAGGTTACGAAAGCACATTCCTGTTCGGCTACTACCGCGATTTCCAGATATCCATTTCCGGACCTTCCGTCTCGGACGCCTCTATCACTGTTGAGGGCTTGACCTAATGGCAGCGCCAATCATTACACCCATCCCGACGCCGCCGATTCGCTCGGACGCGCCGGCTGACTTCGCTGCCAAGGCGGACGCATTCGCTGCCTCCCTGCCGCAGTTTGTGACGGAGACGAACGCCTCAGCTGCGTTCCTCGATCAACGCGCAATCGACGCCGACGCCAGCGCCCAGGCAGCAGCAGCGAGCGAGGCAGCAGTGGAGGCTGATCGCGCAGAGGTTGCAAACAACACCCAGGCCGTGGCCGACAACACGCAAACAGTCGTCGAGCGGGCTGACGAAGTAGCCGACAACGCCCTACAGGTTGCCGCCGACACTCAGCAGGTTGCCGAGGATAAGGCCGCAGTAGATGCGGCGCTGGCATCCGTGGCGGGAGGGCCAGTAATTAGCATCAACGGGAAAACCGGAGTAGTCACCCTGGGTCAGGTCAGCCTCGACGGCCCCAGTTCGCTCTACATCACGCAGTCTGCTGAGTTTGATATCAGCGACTTCGACGTGTTCACCGACTATGCGGTTCAGGCTAGCGCTGGCGCTGTCAGTATCTCCGGTTCCACCATCAGCTACACCGCGCCGAATGTTGCAGGGCCTGTGACGCTGAGTGTTTTCGCAGGCGGTTATCAGCGCGACATTGTGCTGGAGATCCTCCCTGACCGTCCGGCGGCGCCAGTGATCACATCCCCGGCAGCCACTGGCGTCATGGACAACCCGACGCTTTCAACCGGCCCATTTGCATTGATCGGCCCGAACGCTGACACGCATGCTGCAACCGACTGGGAAATCTGGACTGGGGCAGGGCGTACCGGAACCTTGAAGTGGTCCTCGCTGAATAATGCGGCGAACAAGCTCTCAATCACGGCGACTGGCGCGGGCCTAGCAGTATCAACTCAATATCATCTGCTTGTCCGCCACGTTGGGACCACGTTCGGGGCGGGCGAATGGGCTGAGTTTGCATTCACAACCGCTGCGCAGTTCCTGCCAACGGTCATCGGTCAAGCGTTCGCAGGCGGCTTCTACGCGGGCAAGATCAAAGTAGGGGCCGATACCTTTGTACTGATTGCTGCACCGAAATCAGCAGAGACATCCCTTGCCTGGAAACCCGCAAGCACCAGTACCGCAGGCACTGCGAGTCAAAACGATGGCCTGGCTAACAGTAACGCGATGAACGACGCCGCCCACCCGGCAGCTCAGTATTGCCGCGCATATAGCGGTGGTGGGTTCAGCGACTGGTATCTGCCGGCCAAGGATGAATTTGAGGTCTGCTATCGAAACCTAAAGCCGGACGCTACGGCGAACAATACATCTAGCGGGGCGAATACAAACAGCGTACCCGCTGCCTCCAACTACACCGCTGGAAGTCCGGCCCAGACAACTGCCGCAGCATTCAAGACAGGCGGTGCCGAGGCATTCACGGTGCCGACGTACTACTGGACCTCGACTGAGGACGGCGTCAACACCGCCTGGTCCCAGGGCTTCAGCGATGGCAGTCAGAGCGGCGGCACCAAGAGCGGCGGTAGGCCTGTGCGCCCCGTCCGCAGGATCAAAATTTAATATTTAGTAATTTGTCCGCGCCTTTGCGCCTACTGGAGTTCTCCGATGCGCTACCTGAAATACACCTATGTTGATGCTGTAACGGGTGTCCCTGTTACGCAGGAGCCTGCACGCAACGGACCTGTCCCGCCCGATGTTGATGGCCTGGGGTTTGGGTTCGCTCTGGAGTCTCAGTACCCAACATTAATACCAACGCTCTATGGAACCTGCCCTGATGAATCGGTGATTGATCTACCGGGTGTGTTGGCTGAGCTATCCGAGACGGAGTATCAGTCGGCGCTAGAGGCAGAGATGGCTGCGCGTCGTCAGCGACTTATCCAGCAGATCGCCGACCGCCGCTGGCAGGCTGAGGTGGCGGGTATTGACGTTGGCGGCATGCACATTGATACCGGGCGCGACAGTCAGGCGCTAATCACTGGCGCAACGGTTCAGGCCATGCTTGATCCGAACTACTCGTTACGCTGGAAGACTGTGGCCGGCTTCGTTGACCTGACGGCTGAGCAGATCATCGCGGTTGCGACTGCAGCCAGGGGTCACGTCCAGGCCTGCTTCAACCGCGAAGCCGAACTGCTCGACGCGCTATCGGCCGGCACCTTCTCGCCGGAGATGCTCGAACAAGGCTGGCCTGCCTAAACGACTGCGACACACAGACCCGCTTCGGCGGGTTTTTCTTTGCCTGGAGAAAACATGCGCACATCAGAAAGCGGGCTGGCCTTAATCCGTCAGTTCGAGGGGCTGCGCCTGCGCGCTTATCGCGATGCTGTCGGCGTAGCAACTATCGGCTACGGCACCACGCGCGGTGTGAAGATGGGGCAGGAGATAAGCAAGGAGCGCGCCGAAGAACTGCTGCGCGAGGACGTGGCGCGCTTCGAGGGCTATATCGAGGCGCTGGTGAGGGTGCCGCTAACGCAGGGCCAATGGGACGCGCTGTCGAGCTTCGTCTACAACCTCGGGCCGGGCGCGTTGGAGAAATCCACGCTGCTGCGGCTGCTGAATGCGGGCGACTACTCGGGCGCCGCCGCTCAATTCGAACGATGGGTCTACGCCTCGGGCAAGAAGCTGGCCGGTCTCGTCAAACGCCGCGCTGCTGAGCGGGCACTATTCGAAGGGAAAACACCATGCGCCTGATCATTGCCGCCTGCCTGCTGCTCACCATCCAAGGCTGCGCCGCCTCGCTCGCGTCCTACTACTGCGGCAAGCCAGCCGTAGACCGTGCGGCATACCGTGCCGTGATGGATACGCGGACGGCTCCGCACAAGGTGAGGGTCGAATGCTATGAGTAGCGCATGGTTCTCCGGCGCGCTGGATCTGCGCGCCTACAAGCCCGGCGAGTGGGTGCTACTGGAGCCGTTCCGCTATCACGCGCGCGACGGTCGGGAGTTCACTGTGCCGCGCTGGTTCGTGACTGATCTGGCGTCGATTCCCTGGCTTGTGGATCCGCTGTTTGACGGCCTGGATCATCGAGCAGCCGGTGTCATTCACGACTTTTGCTACTGCGCTCAGCAGGTCAGCCGCGCCGAAGCCGACGAGTTGTTCCGCGATATGCTAGAAACACTCGGCGTTGGAGTCATCAAGCGCAACCTGATGTACTCCGGGCTGCGCGTGGGTGGCTGGTATCGGTACGGGCAGTGCGATGGCGGGCCGAAAGGCGAGGACTTCGCATGGGAGTTCATGACCGCAGCAGAGCGTGAGGCGTACCGGATCAGGTTTATCGAGAAGGGGGATTGGGTTGCCCGGACGGGCTGA